CTCATCGTCGGCGCTGGTCTCGCGAACGGGTTGGTCCACTGCTTGCTCCTTTTCACCGCGGGATGCGGCGTTAGGAGTAATTGTCACGTTTGTGATTAAGTATGTCAACACGTTCGTGACAAACTTATCCAAGGATGTCTTGGTGGAAACCCTAATAGCGCCGGCCAGAAACAAAAAACCCGCCTGGGGCGGGTCTGTTGGGGCGCGTATGAACCGCTACCTTTGGTTGTCTCGCTTGTAGAGATCCAGCAAATAAATGAGGCCCTGGGTCGGGCCGCGTTGCTTAAACGTGTCGCGAACGCCCTGGGGCTGGCGCTTCGTCCAATCCTTGAATTCCTGCGAGAGCACGATTGGCACGAATCCAGGATGCACTGCTTCGATCACCGCCCGACGTTCGTCGACAGATTGAGGGCCCGGTGGCGGCTGCGCACCGCGTGTGTTGTTGCGCTCCAACTCTCGCATGCGCAATTCATACTCCAAGCGGATGCGCTGCATCTCCTGCTCATGCTGCTGCTGCATCAATGATTTGGTTGCCTCGACATCCATTTCCAAGCGGCGCTGGTCGCGGATGATGTCGGCGCCCGCACCAGCCGCCCCACCCATAAATCCAGACCAATCGGCAGCTGGTACAGGCTGCGATAGAAAAATGGCAAGGGCGCAAAGAACGGATTTCACCTGCCTGTGGTCGCTTGCCATTTTGTTGCCTCGCTATCTGGTGTCTTCCGGATCCCTTTGAAGGATCAGATCCTCTATCTGGCTTCGCAACACGTTGACCGCTCCAAGTGCGTGGGTTGGCATTCTGTTAACGGAGCCGCACCAATCCGTCATGTATCTGCGCCCACCTTTCAGCAGCACAACATAGGCAGCGCCGACGATGTGGCCGTGCGAGGCGCCCTCGTGCAAATGCAACAGCGCCTCGACCACGTCGTGAGAAATATCGCCTCGAACCAATTCAATGGCCATGATGTTTCTTGTCCTTGGTTGCTGGTAGCGTCCTATTTGGACGGCGGAACTTCTGAACAATCTCGCGCTTCTTTTCCCACTCAGCCATGACTGGCGGGGTGGTTGCCGTAGAGGCACTCGGCGCGTTCAAATCCTTTCCAGCACGGGATAGCGTATCGATCGCGGCCACCATTTGCTCAAACGAAGACTCGTTCATTGCCCATTTGACCAGGGCGTCACGGGCAGTCGACTGCAAGATTTCCGGAACGGACGCGATGGTATCGGCGAGGGCTGTCAGGACGCCCTTGGCCGTAAGCGGATCGGCTGCAGGGTCTTGGACTTCCTGTTTCTCCGAGTCATCCCAATCACCTTTTCCTGAATTCACCCACTGAATCGACGCCTTCAGCGCCATCGCAATGGCAACCAACTCGCGCGGCTTGTCACGAATACCAGCTTCCAGATTCCCAATCGTTGACGTGCTGACTCCCGCCTTTTTGGCCAATTCCCGTTGGGTCAGTTCGCGGTTGACGCGCGCCCACTTTATTCGTTCGCCGATGGTTTTCACAAAAGTGATTAGACCAACCCCTTGCATCACGTTGGTGTGTGTCGCATAATCACGTTCGTGACAAATAAGGAGTCCCATGGACGAACAACCTGAACCATCAACCGGGCCCATGGCTGCGCTTGACGAGGCCATCGAAAAGGCCGGCGGTGTGGGGGCTTTAGCGGCTCGCATCGTGGTGGCGCCCAGCGCGCCGAGCATGTGGAAGAAGCGCGGTAGCGTGCCGGCAGAGCATTGCCCGGCAATCGAGCGCGAGACCGGCGTGGCGTGCGAGCGCCTGCGCCCTGGCGTTGCTTGGGATGTTCTGCGCATGCAAACCGCGGCCGAACTGATCACCGCCGACGGCGCTCCTGCCATCCCCCTGGTCGACGAAGCCAAGGCGGAATAAGCCATGGCAACAACCCTCGCCCGCAACGGGCCGGTGGTGGAAATCACCTTCGAACTTCCCGCCAACCAAGTTGCCGTGCTGGATGGCTACTGCCACGCCCACAACCTGCCCCGAACCGCGGTGTTCAAGGAGTTGCTGGCGAAGTGGAGTTTGGATAAGCACAGGGAAGCAGTTTCTATTTGCCGCACTGCGGGAAACAACCCGGACGCACCCGGCTTCACTCGGGACTGATGACATGTCCAGTGTTTTTTGCGCCCACCACCCCCACGCAGCACAGGCCTCTGGTGGCGCTACTGTGCGCCGCGAATCACGCCCCTGTCTGTACGGCTGGACACAGGGTGCGCTGGGAGACATAGCATGAACTACACCCCGCAGCCCGGCACGCTGGCCCATCGCATCGTCGAGCATCTGCGCGCGCAACCGCCTGGCACGACCATGACCAGCGTGCAGCTGGCCGAGGCACTGGATGTGGACGACTCGACCTACATCATTGCCTCATTGGTCGCCGCTGTGAAGCACGGTGTTGTGCACAAGGACTGGCAGGCCGACAACAAGCGCCTGCTGCTGTGGTCGCTGGGTGACGGCACACCGCAGCCCAGGCCCGAGGACGACGAGCCTGACGAGCCGCTGAACCCGCCACCCGAGATCCCCAAGGTCGCAAGTCTGTGGCCCGGCCTTGCGACACCGCCTGCAGACACCCGGTCGCGGCTGACCATCGCCAACGAACACGCATGGGCCAGCGGCAAGCAGCCGCACCGGCGCGGCAAGACACCCGACGTAGGCGCCAAGCCAGGCAAGCCACCCACCCCCACACAAGGAGCAACCCCCGTGAAACCACGCAAGGCAACCGGCCCGGCTGAATACGCCGACATCGACTCGATGCAGATCACCGATGACCCGATCACCCCCAGGACGGCGTCCAGTGGTGACAAGTACGGCCCGCTGTTCGCCAAGATGAAGCTGGGTCAGTCGATCAAGTGCAAGAGCGAGGACGCGCCGAAGGTGGGCAATGCCCTGCGCAAATGGCGCGATGCGAACTGCCCGGATGCCGATGTGCGCGCGGTGCGGCACTACCCCGGTGACAACATGGGCCGCGTGTGGCTGCTCGAGCCGGTGAAGAAGGCAGCATGAAAACCGACGAAACCGCGGCCACCTGGGCGGCGACCGGCCCGAGCACATTTCGCAAGCCTGCAAAGCTCAACAAGTCGCAGGCTGCCGAACTGGCAAGCGCCAACCGGCTGATCAAGAAGTCTGGCAAAGCGATCCACATTGGCAACAGTCCGATCGACAAGTCCAAGCGCCAGATCGTCATCCGCACACAGGTTGATGCGGACAAGACGGGGCGGATTCAGGGGACGGGGGTGCGGGCATGAACTACACCGACTTCCTGCGGGCGAAGGCCACGACCACCATCCCGGTCGGTTTTGAGCCAAGAGACATCGGCGGCGATTTGTTCGACTTCCAACGCGCCATTGTGGAATGGGCATGCAAGCGCGGACGCGCTGCGATTTTCGCTGACACGGGCCTGGGCAAGACGGCCATGCAAACCGAGTGGGCGCGCCAAGTCCACGAGCACACGGGCGGCGATGTACTGATTGCCGCGCCGCTGTGTGTGGCGCAGCAGACCGTCGAGGAAGCGGCGAAGTTCGGCATTGATGTTCGGTATTGCCGCGACCAGAAAGACGCGAAGTCGGGCATCACGATTACGAATTACGAAATGTTGGATCGCTTCAACCCTGCCGACTTTGCTGGCGTGGTGCTGGACGAATCGAGCATCTTGAAGGCGCACGACAGCAAGACACGGGCGCGCATTACAGCGATGTTCCAGGACACGCCATACCGGCTGTCCTGCACCGCGACACCGAGCCCGAATGACCACATGGAGCTTGGCAATCAGGCCGAATTCCTGGGGGTGATGACGGCAACGGAAATGCTTGCCATGTTCTTCATCCACGACGGCGGCGACACCAGCCAGTGGAGATTGAAGGGACACGGCAAGACGCGGTTTTGGGAGTGGATGAGCACGTGGGCAGTTTGCATCCGCAACCCTGCCGATCTTGGCTTTGATGGGTCGCGCTACATCCTGCCGGGACTGCGGATGCATGAACACATCATTGAGTCACCCGAGGCATTGCCGGGCCAGTTGTTCAGCGGCATCGCGCAGACGCTGACCGAGCGACGGGACGCCAAGCGCGGGAGCCTGCAGGAGCGCGTGAAGGTTGCCGCCGATCTGGTCAACAGCCATAACCGGCCCGCCATCGTCTGGTGCCATCTGAACGATGAAAGCAAAGCGCTGGCCGATGCGATTCCTGATGCGGTTGAGGTTACCGGCTCCATGACGCTGGATCAGAAAGAGGCTGCAATCATGGCCTTCACGCACGGAGTCAAGCGCGTCATCGTCACCAAGCCATCGATCGCCGGGTTTGGGATGAATTGGCAGCACTGCGCCGATGTGGTGTTTGCTGGCCTGGACGACAGCTACGAGAGCTTTTATCAGGCTGTTCGGCGCTGCTACCGCTTCGGTCAATCCAAGGCGGTCAACGTGCATCTTGTGTCTGCCGAATCCGAGGGCGCCGTCATGGCCAACCTCGAACGCAAGCAAAAGCAGGCCGACACGATGGCCGATTCGATGGTGTCTCACATGCGCGAACTGACGCGCCAATCAATCAAAGGGGCTACGGTGGAAAAGAGTGATTACAAGCGCGATGTGGCGACTGGCAACGGATGGACGTTGCACCTGGGCGACTGCGTTGAAGTGGCCCGCGAACTGCCGGACAACAGCATCGACTACAGCGTGTTTTCGCCTCCCTTCGCATCGCTCTACACCTACAGCAACAGTGACCGGGACATGGGGAACTGCAGGACCACGAGCGAGTTCTATGAACACTTCCGCTTTTTGGTGCGCGAGTTGTACCGCGTCATCAAGCCAGGGCGTCTGCTGTCGTTCCACGCGATGGACCTGCAGACATCGAAGTTCCGTGACGGTGTGATTGGCCTGCACGATTTCACTGGCGAACTGACCCGCATGTTCACCGAGGAAGGGTGGATTTATCACAGCAAGGTGACGATCTGGAAAGACCCGGTAACGGCCATGCAGCGCACGAAGGCCCTGGGCTTGTTGCACAAGACCATCCGCAAGGATTCGAGCATGTCGCGCCAGGGCATTGCCGACTATCTGGTGACGGTGCGAAAGCCGGGCGACAACGCCGAACCGATCAGCCATACGCACGACACGTTCCCGGTCCAGAAGTGGCAGCGGTACGCCAGTCCGGTCTGGATGGACATCAATCCGTCCCGCACCCTGCAATTCAAAACCGCCCGCGAATCGGACGACGAGCGCCATATCTGCCCGCTGCAGCTCGATGTGATCGAACGCGCCATGGAGTTGTGGAGTAACCCCGGCGATTTGGTCTTTTCTCCATTCGCCGGAATTGGTTCCGAGGGCTACGTTTCCATTGAAATGGGGCGGCGCTTTGTTGGCTCGGAATTAAAGCGCAGCTATTGGGAACTTGCAAGACGCAATTTGACGGAGGCGCGCGAGACGCAGGAATCCGGTTTGTTCTGCGCTGAAGAATTGGAGTCGGCATGACATCCCCATGGACCGCCACAGGCCCGTCGGCCATTACGTTTTCCGGTCGCACGGTGCGCATTGGACGCCCACCAGGATCGAACCACTTCACCGAGCACGAAGCAAAGCAGCGCCACCGGGCAGCTGCGCGCAAGTGGTGGAACGAGGTGGGGAAGGTGCGCAGGGCGGCCAAACGTGCGGAGGTGTTACGTGCGTGATTACGGCAAGGTCTACAGCACATTCTGGTCAAGCGAAACCACCGGCAAGCTGTCGGAGGACGGAAAACTGCTGGCGCTGTACCTCCTGACATGCTCACACAGCACCATTGCTGGCGTGTTTCGGTTGCCCGACGGGTATGTCGCCGAAGACTTGGGATGGGACTCCGAAAGGGTTAGGCAAGGGTTTGTGGAACTGTTGTCTAAGGGTTTCGCTAACCGTTGCGGAACCACCAAATGGGTGTGGATTAAGCAGCACCTGAAGTACAACAAGCCAGAGAACCCGAACCAGCGCAAGTCGGCTGCCAAAATTGCCGGAAGCGTGCCCCGTGAATGCTCTTGGCTGCGAGAGTTCATGCGGGTTTGCGGCGAAGCACTCGCTCTCCCGCCAACCGAAGACGATGACCGTTGCGAAACCCTTTCGCAAGGGTTGCTTAACCAGAAGCAGGAACAGGAACAGGAGCAGGAACAGGAGTTGGGTGCTAACGCACCCTTGCCGCCAGCGTCGCTGCCGACGACCATGCGGCCGGGCCCGGAAGCTGCAAAACCGGAAGACCACGGAACCCCGGCATGCCCGCTCAAGCAGATCGTGGGCCTGTTCGCCCTGAAGTGCCCGACCCTGCCAAAACCCCGGTACGAGCTTTGGAAGGACAGCGCGGCGGCCGAGGCCATGCGCCAGCGGTGGAAGTGGCTGCTGTCTGCCGACGCGGTGCGTGAGGACGACAGCCGCTACGCCACAACACCGGCCGAGGCACTGACGTGGTTCGGCATGTTTTTCGAGAACGTGCACGCCAGCGATTTCCTGAGCGGCCGGGCTGGCGCATGGAAAAACTGCGACCTGGGCTGGCTGATGAAGCGCGAAAACTTCATGAAGGTCGTGCAGGGCAACTACGCCAATAAGCCCCACCTGGAGGCCGCATGAACGCCCGCGCCACCCCCACCGAAGAAGAAATGTTCGCCCAGCCCAGCGAGGTCGCAATGCTACGGATCCCGCCGCACTCCATCGAGGCCGAATCCGGCGTTCTGGGCGGCCTGCTGCTCGACGGTGGCGGTGCGACATGGGACCGGGTGGCCGACATCCTGACTGCCGACGATTTCTACCGATTCGAGCACCGCCAGATCTTCGATGCCATTGCGATGCTGGCCAACGCCAACCGGGCCGCCGACGTGGTGACGGTGCACGCGAAGCTGCAGGGCATGAAGGACGCAGGCGATATCGGGCTGATGTACCTGAACGACCTGGCGCAGTACGTGCCAAGCGCGTCCCACATCCGCCGTCATGCCGAACTGGTGCGCGAGAAGTCCATGTTGCGCCGGCTGGTGTCCGTCGGCGACGAGATCGCTACCAAGGCATTCAACCCGGGGTTGCAGACGGTTGCCGAGGTCGTGGACGACGCCGAGGCGCTGATATTCGCGATCGGTGACCAGCGCAAGGATGACGACTGGCACAGCAGCCAGGACGCCGCAGCGCGCTTCGTCGACGACATCAACCAAAAACTGACTGGAGACGGCCCGAAAGACTACATCCCGACCGGGATCGACGACCTAGACGACAAGTTGGACGGCGGTATGCGGCCGGGCGAGGTAATCGTGCTGGCTGCGCGACCACGCATGGGCAAGACGGCCTTGGCGCTGACCATAGGCGAGTACGTTGCGCAGACGCAAGGGCTGCAAGTGGCAATGATGTCGATGGAAATGGGAACGGGTCAGATCACACGGCGGCGCGTGTCTTCGGTCGGCCACATCCCGCTGCACAAACTCAAGCGGCCGGAGCGCATGAGTCCCAGCGACATAACGGCCATGACCGAGGCCGTCGAGAAGGTGAGTAGGTCTGGGTTCGAGGTGTCCGAGAAGGGCGGCTTGTCGCTCAACCAGGTGCGAGCACGCGCCCGTGGCCTGAAGCGCCGCAAGGGCCTGAAGCTGTTGATCGTCGATTACCTTCAGTTGATGGAGACCGAGGGGAAGGACGACAACCGCGCGCGTGGCCTGGGGAGGATCAGCCGCGGCATGAAGGCGCTGGCCAAGGAACTTGGAATCCCGATTCTCTTGCTGTCGCAACTCAATCGCGGCATCGAGGCGAGGGTGAATAAGAGGCCTTTGCTGTCGGACCTACGCGAGTCCGGCGACATAGAGCAAGACGCCGACATCGTGCTTTTTGTTTACCGCGCGATCGAGGATGAGCCGAATCTGCCAGACGAGTGGAAGTGGTACGGCGAAGTTGTGATCGGCAAGCAGCGTGACGGCGAAGGCAGCGGCACCATTTCGGTTGGGTATGACGGGTCCCAGGTGCGGTTCTACAACTGGACCGGCGACAAGCCATCCGCCCTGGCCAAGGTGCAGGCCGAGGCGCCGGCCAAGCCCACCAGGAAGGCGAACCCGCTGTGATCAAAAAAAGCACATGGGTCGGCGGCCTAGCGGAATGGGTCGACGGGGACACCGCCTATCTGTCGATCGCGTTTACCTGGCTGCTGGACAAAGCCTACTCGCGTGCCATCTGGTATCGCGCGCTGGGCTACAAGGTCCGAGCCGGCGGCCCGGCCCTGTTCCTGGTGAAGATGAAGCATGAGATCGAGGACGTGGCTGAACTAGGCGGCGAAATTCCGGATGCCTTGGCGCGTCACAACCCGGCGGCGACGGTTTTCAGTAGGGGCTGCCCGGTCAACTGCTGGTTCTGCATCGTGCCAAAGATGGAGGGCACGGAGTTCACGCTGATCCCCGACGCACCAGTGCGCCCAGTGCTGTGCGACAACAACTTGTCGGCTTTACCGGCCGACTACCAGGACCACATCATCGCGCGGTACCAGGGCGAAGGGGTGCCGCTGCTGGACGCCAATTCTGGCTTCGAGCCGCGCACGTTCGACGACGAGGTCTTTGCGCGGTGGTCCGTCATCAACCGCGGCCCGTGGCGCTTTGCCTTCGATGACCAGGCCGAGCGCCATGACGTGCAGCGCGTCATGCACATGCTGCGCGACGTACCAACCTACCGCAAGCGCGTCTATGTGCTGATTGGCAATGAGCCCTTCGCGGAATGCATGGGACGCATCGAACAGGTGATCGAGTGGGGTGGCGAGCCGCATGTGCAGCCATACATCAAGCTCAACGCACTGGAGCGCCGCCCGCATGTCCGATTCGATTGGACCGAGCAGCGGCTGAAGGATGTCGCGCGCTGGGCCAATGGTTACGTGTGGCGCAAAGCACCGTTCGCGGAGTACAGCCGATCGGCGCTGGCCACCGCCGAGCCCGCATACGACGTGCAGCAGGGATTGTTCGTATGACCACCCCCAACTTCTACGCCGACCACGTCGAGCGCATGGTCCAGGGCTACGCCGAACTCGCGCAGATCGACGTCGCAAAGCAATACGTGTGGGAAACCATCAACGCCATGGCAGGCATCGACCCACCGCTGTGGGGGCAACTGCCAGACATGGTTGTCGCGCGCGCCAAGGAGGTGAAGCATGCTCGTATCAGCCGCTGACCGCGCCGAGATCCTGCGCCACGTGCGCGAAGCGGAGGCCTCCGGCCGCGCCGGGCACCCCCTGGTGCGTCTGTTGCGCCGCATCGCCTTGCCCGAGGACGCCATAACGGTCACGCTGCCGCCGGCGGTGTCGGCAAACCGATATTGGTCGAGCCGCATCGTGACACCCAAGGGCGGCAAGCCCTTCGTGTCAACCTACGTGTCAAGTGAGGCCAAAGCCTACAAGGAGAGTGTGGCTTGGCTGATGAAGGCTGCCGGTGTGCACAAGCCGTTCCCCGGCCGCGTGGCTGCCCACATCGCCGTCTACCCGCACCGGCCTCTGGACTATCGCAAGCGCATGCGCGATGACCCGCTGTACTGGGCCGACACCGTGCAGCGCCTGGACCTGGGCAACAACAGGAAGACCATCGAGGACGCCCTGAACGGTATCGCCTACACCGATGACAAGTGCATCTGGATGGATGGTGGCGAGGTGATGGAGCCAGACGGCCGGGAGGCCTGCGTGGTGCTCACCCTGTGGCCGCTGGTCCTGGACAGCCCGCAGGCCACGCTGATGCTGCCCGACCCTCCCAAGCGCATAGCGCGGCCGGCACCGACGCCGACGCCGGCGCTCCAACCAATCCTTGCCGACGACGGCTCCGTACTGCCATTTTGAAGGGACACCCCATGACCGTCCTTGAAGTTTCCAGCGACCTGACGACCTGCCAGGACCAGGTGCAGCGCCTGATGGCAATGCGCCGCCAGGCAATAGCACACGGCCCGCAGATGGTGATGCAGTGGGCCTACGCGCTCGAAGTTAAATTGCAGCAGGTTTGCCTGATCGCCGGCTGGCTCACGCAGTTCCCCGCGGCCAATGACGCTGCGGGCCAGGGAGACGTGGCGTGATGGGCCAACTGTTCCCGCCCACGATCGACGAGCAGTGCAAGGCCGCAATGGAGCGGATCGTGCACTACCTGAACCGTGCCGCCGGCCAGCACACCCACCACATCCGGATGGGGTTTGCAGTGCTGCGGGTGCAGATGGGAGTGGTGTGAATGAGTTGGCACTTTTTGCAGGGGCAGGAGGCGGCATCTTGGGGGGGCACCTCCTTGGATGGCGCACCGTCTGCGCTGTTGAGCTTGATGCCTACGCCAGAAGCGTTCTGCTTGTCCGCCAGCGCGACGGGCTGTTGCCACCATTCCCCATCTGGGACGACGTGCGGACCTTCGACGGCAAACCATGGGCAGGCACCGTGCATGTCGTCAGCGGCGGATTCCCGTGCCAGGACGTTAGCAACGCTGGACATAAGGTCGGAATCGAGGGTGCGCGCTCGGGCCTATGGACAGAGATGGCCCGCATCGTTGGCGAGGTTCGACCACGTTTCGTCTTCGTGGAAAACGTCGCAGCGTTGCTTGGTCGAGGGCTGGGAACAGTTCTCGCAGACCTGGCCAGGTTGGGGTTTGATGCGCGATGGGGAGTGCTGGGCACTGGAGACGTTGGTGGCGCCCAGTTGCGGAAGCGGGTATGGATTGTGGCCAACGCTCAAGGCGTCGGACGGGGAGCAATACTCGAGGAACTTCGCCTACTTCAAGAGGCGGCAGCTTGTGGCCCCGGACCTGCCTGTCATTGTGGCCTTGAGTACGCCAGCGACACCAATGGGGTTCTACGGCCGACTCAACCCGGATTGGTGCGAGTGGCTGATGGGGTGGCCGATAGGGTGGACCGCATTCGGGTCGCTGGCAACGGCCAAGACCCCCGAGTGTCTGCAACAGCATGGCGAATGCTTGGAGGGCCAGTGACATGACCAAGCCCGCCGCCATCCTCCTGGCAACCCAGGTCGACATGACCCGCATACCAGACGAGGACCGGGACGCTGCCCGCCGGTTCTGCACGCAGTACCTGCGCGGCATGAGCGATGAGATGCACAAGCGGTTCATGCGGGCGGCCAAGAGGCTGATGAACGCCACGGCCGGCGAGGGGTTCATGTTCTACGTGAGCGAGGACAGGAGCCTTGCATTCCACAACCGTTGGATGGCGATCGAGGAGCGGATCTACGCCCACCAGGACTTTTTCACCAGCAAGAAGGCCTTCAGGCTCTGGTTAAAGGTCGGTGCGTGCTTCGGCAAGTTCGAGATGGGCAAGGACCGTTTCGGCGCTGACCGCATGGTGTTCGTGCCGGCCAGCGTGGAGTATGAGCAGTGTTCGGATGACGAGTTCAGAACCTTCGTGGACGACGCGACTGAATTTCTCCGATCAGATCGGGCCCAGCGGCGCTTGTGGCGCCACCTCCCGCCGTACCGCCGAGCGGAGATGGTGGAGAGCCTGATGGCCGACCCGCGGGAGCAACCCCAATGACCACCAACCACCAAGGAGAGACCATGAAGAAACGCAGGTACAGCGGGCACGACAAGCACTTCGGCCCCTTCACCCTGAGCAAGCACAACGACCAGGGCTGGCGCCCGTTCGGGATCATGCTGGACTCGGACGGCAACGATGACTACGGCGACAGCAAAGGCTGCAACCTGAAGCTGCACGGGTTCGGTCACACGCTGATCCTCGAGTTGCCGCAGATCATCCAGCCGTACCGCGAGAAGCACATGGCCATGAGTTGGGATGCCGCCACCGTGGCCCGGCTCGGGCGCGACTACTACTTCGAGGTCTTCCCGCGCGAGTTCGGATTCACCATGTCCGACAAGACCCTGCACGTTCACTACGGGCCGCAGACCCACGACAGCACGACCACCAAGAACAAGGTGTTCTTCCTGCCGTGGCTGAACTGGCGGTTCGTGCGCCAAAGCTGGTACGGGCCAACCGGGCAGCACATTGAGACGCTGTGGGAGACCTCGAGCAGGGAGGTCAAGCGGGCGCAATGGGACTGGCGCTACGAGTTTGAGAAGACCCTGGCCAAGAACCGGTTTGAGATCGAGGACTACGACGGGCAGCGCATCTTGGTCGACACGAACATCGAAGAGCGCGAATGGCGGTTCGGCACAGGCGCATTCGCATGGCTGTCCCTGTTCCGCAGGCCCATGATCAAACGCAGCCTGAATATCGCCTTCGCCGTGGAAGTCGGACCTCAGAAGGGCTCATGGAAGGGTGGCCTGATGGGTACAGGAATCGACATGCTGCCCGGCGAACTGCACGAAGCGGCATTCCGGCGCTATTGCGAACAGGAACACCGCGACAAGGGCGGCCGGTACCGGATCAAGTTCATTGGCCCAGCAGAACGCGAGCACACGACCGACGCTGACTGCTGGTGAGATGGGCCCTGGATTGCATCCATCGGTTTGCGAGATCCGCTCGGCGCACCCGGATGTGAAGGTGTTCATTTGAACTGGCAAGCCGCGCGCCAGATCCTGCGCGGCAACTTGGAGAGAGCACATGCGAACCATTGACGAACACAAGATCAACCCCGGCAACGACACGTTGACCATTACCGTGTTGGATGAGCCCGGCCACGGCGGCGCAAACCACGCCTACGACATTGAGGGCGGCGCGGCAGTGCCAACGCATTTGCGCTTCCAGAATGGCCCCATCAGCGCGGACGGGAACGGGGTCAACGGCATCACGCACGAGGCGCTGCTTGCCGTGCTTGCCGACCGCCTGCGCGGCTTCCAGAAGGGTCCGTATGCCTGCAAGGCGAACGCTTGCGCACTGACCCACATCGAGGAGGCGCAGCACTGGCTGCAGCAACGCACCATCGAGCGCATGCGCCGGGGCGTTGAAGGTACTCACACGGTCTGACCATGATCCGACGCACCGGCTTCGCCCGCAAGGTCTACGAACCCACTCCACCGGCCCCTCTGCGCCCGGTAGAGCGCCGGGCTACGTATGCCGGCCAGGTGTCGCTGGTGCTGGTGCCCAAGGAGAACGCAATCCAGCACGAGGGCTACATGAACCTGGTGCGCGCCATGGCCTGCATGCACTGCGGCCACCCGCCGCGCTCGGACTTCGCCCACGCCGACCAGGGCAAGGGCCAGGGCATCAAGACCGACTGCCGGCGCGGATTCCCCTTGTGCCGGGCCTGCCACCACCTGATCGGCAGCACCGGGACGCTGGGCCGGGATGAGCGCCGCCGGTTGGAGGATGAGTACGGGGCCAGGACGCGCGAGCGCATCGAGGCCGATGGGACATGGCCGGCACGGTTGCCGAGATGGAAGGATGTAGTTGTATGAAGAAGACGCCAAAAGTGACAGGCACACGTCCTGCGCGCACAACATCAAGCGCCATGTACGCGGAAATACGTAAGGCTCGTGCCGAGGTCGAAGCTCTGCGCACAACCGTCAGAGACGACGTAAATAGGCATCGAAGTCTGATGCATGAAGCCATTATTGCAATTGAATTTGGAACCAAAAGGAACATTAGTTCGCAATTTGCCTTTCACGATTTGAACCACAAACTTGATGCTCTGGCAGCGGCGTTAGGCGTTTATGTCGTGTCATCGTCGGAGCCCGGAGGCGGCGTTGTCATTGACCCTACGGATGAGGGTGCAAAGCGGTTCAGTTCGGCTCAGATGGTTTTGGACGCGCAGCTATCTTTGCGGGCGATTCGGGAACTTGAAGCCAAAGCAAGGATGACCCTTCGTGCAATCGAGACCGCGTTTGAAATTGCGCAACACAAACAAGAAATCCTTGACGAGCGCCTAAAAGCATGACGATGCTGCACTCCTGGGAATGGGGCAACCCCGAAGACGTGGCCGCCCGCCGCGAAGCCCACGAGCAGCGCCAGGCCGCCGCCTGCGGAGCCTGCACCCACCACCTGGACCTGACCGTCAACGGAAAGACCATGCATGCCTGCGACGCCGGCCGGCGGTATGGAAAGAGGTGCGAGATGTTCAAAACCAAACCGAAGGGCACCCCATGAGCCGCCGCCTCGCCATCCTCGACAGATACGCTGATCTTGTGAAACTCATCGAAATGTGGGTGATCCACGAGGTCCAGGCCACGGCCGGCAGCCTGGGCTACCCCAAGAAGTCCGCAGGGTTTGGAGAAGGCCAGGCGCGCCAGGCCGGGTATGTGGACCCCACGGGGTACAGCGCATGGGACCACCGGGCGGTGGCCAGGGCGATCGACGGCCTGGCGGTGGCCGACCGGGATCTGTACGCAGCTGTGCAGTGCTACTACATGCCCTGGACGGCGCCAAAACTGCTGGACGCTGGCTTTCCCTTTCCCCCAGTCCGGGCCCAGACTTACTACGACCGCCTGGAGCGGGCCCATGCATGGCTGCAGAGTGAGTGGCGAATCCAACTTAACATGCTGGCGGTGGGTTAATTGGCTTGAAACAGAGGACGCGATGAACTGTGAGACTTGCAAATTTTGGGATGAGTACGAGCCCTCGCTGAAATATGGAGAACAGCCGGACTCAGGCGTGCCAGATGAAGGCTACGGAGAATGCAAACGCTTCCCTCCTGTGCTGCGCCGCCCGTTGCGCGACGACGAGGACGCAGGGGAGACCAGCAAAAATGTTCGCGCAGTCATGTTCTGGGCACAGCCGTACACGACGGCCATTGACTGGTGTGGAGAGTGGCGTAGCTTGCACGGGGAGGCGGCGTGAGCCTGTGGAGTTCCGACGTGAAGCCGCGTTACAAGTTGGTGCGGCGGTTGGCCCCCATACCTGACCACATGGTCCGGGCCCTGAAAGGGTTGCGCATTGGGTGGACGCTGCCTATTCGTTCGCCCGACGGCGCGACCCTGATCCTTGCCGCCCGCAACCGGCAGGCATTTCTGGTCAATCCCGTAAGTCAGCAGGCACTTGCGCAAAAAAAATGGCCGTGATATAGTGCCTCCCGTGTGATATGGGTGGATTCGTGCCACCGGAGCAATATCACCAAGAATGCGGCGAAGGGTATAACGGGTCTCGCGTGACCCACCGGACGCTGAATAGGGTAGCTTGCACGTACTACCGGAAGCCGTGCAGGGCCGACTGGGGCCTATCCCGAACCAGTCACTATTCCAAGGCCAGCCTAACCCGCTGGCCTTTTTATTGGCGCCAGCGCCTGGCGCAGGAGGTTCTCCGGTTTCAAACTGGAAAACCTCAAGGCTTATTTCTCCGGTTTCAAACCGAAGTATTCGCGGGCGGGTGGCCGGTGATTCACCGTTCGACTCGGTGACCCGCATCCAGAACCCAGACCCTCCCCCAGCAGTTGCCATCCCGGCCGCCAGGCCACGGCAGATCGGGGGATTCTGGTGAAGCCATCGCTGGCCCAGTGGCCACAGTAACGCCAGCAGCCAGTCACGAGACGGATCGTCCCAGGCTGGAGCTCCCCGGCCCCGGGCGGCGCGGGGACTGACACCTACCAAGGATCTCCCATGGAAATGATGCAACCACCCCAGGCCAACCCCGGCGACCAGATGATGGAGAAGCCCCAGGCCGAGAGCTTCACGGTCTGCATCGAGTGCTACCCCGACGGCACATTCCAAGTCGGCATGGAAAGCCCTGAACCCCAGGGTGAGGCCATGGAAGGCGCCGAAGGCGGCCCTGAGCCCGGCATGAAGCCCGCCCGCGACGTCAAGGAAGCCCTGACCATCGCCCTGCAGATCATCAAGTCCGGCGGCAAGCAGGAGCAGGCCATGGGCGACTTCAAGGCCGGCTACGACCAGATGGAGACGCGCTGATGTCCAAGGTCACCCTGACGTTTGAGGACGTCGACGGCCAGGTCGGCATGCTGGTGGACCTGGGAGAGCCCTTCAACGAGCAATCCAACGCCCACAAGACCGCAAACATGGTCCTGAACTTCCTCGACAACGTCCACGAGGCTATTGAGGCCGAAGAGTCCATGCAGCCCCAGGACGTGGAGCCGCGTATGGTTAAGACCGTGGACGAGCTCAACGCCATCAAGGCGTCGACCCTGGCCAGGATCGCAGACCAGCCCATTGAGATCGTGCGGGGGTGAGCGTGGCAAAGGCGCCGGAAGGACCGTACTGCTACGCGCTGGCGGACGAGTGCGGCCGAGTCTTTTACATCGGCAAAGGCCTTGGCCGGCGGATGTTTGCCCACGTTGCCGAAGCCAAGCGCGGCAAATCCGGCTTGAAGTGCGAGCGCATCCGGCAGATGTTGGAGGCCGGTCAGCATGTTCAGTACCGAATTTTGGGCAAATACGCAACGCATGACGAAGCCTGCGCCGCAGAGCGCGGGTTTATCGCGGCCCACGAAGGGCTTACCAACCTGACGGCGGGCGGCGAAGGCGTCAAGCCCGACCCAAAGGAGCGCATGCGTCGCCACGCCATCCGACTGCTGTGGCGCCTGAAGCCATACCGGGAGTGGATAGAGGACATGTCGGATCGAACCCTGGCGGCCACCATTGTGATGGCCGGATCGCCACTGGCCGTGTACGAAACCATCAAGGCGCAACTGATTGCGGAGGTGCGGGACCCGTCTCCCAACGTGCTTTACATTCCGATTGATTGCCAAACACGGCTCGGGTGGGAGTAATGCGCAAGGTTGTTGACTGGGATGGTGTTGCCGTCCATTTCAGGGCGGGCGTCCGGTCGCTGAAGGACATCGGTGGCGAATTTGATGTCTCGGATGCCGCGATCATCAAGCACGCGCGCAGGCAAGGCTGGACCCGCGACCTCAAGGGAAAGATTCAGGCGCGCGCGGACGCCAAGGTTAGCGCCGCCATGGTTAGCGCCGCCATGGTTAGCGCCGAAGTTAGCGCGCAAACCAAGGTAACGGAACAACTGACCGTAGAAATTGAATCTACGGTTCAGGCGCGCATCCGCCTGGGCCAGCGCAAGGACATTGGTAGGGCTCGGACACTGGCCATGCAACTTCTGGCGGAACTGGAGCACCAGACTGGCTCAAACGACCTGTACCAGCAGCTATTTGAGTTGCTGGACGACCCGGCGGGAGCAGACGACAGTGCGGCAGCGAAGGAGCGTCATCGCAAGCGCCGCGAAGTATTCGAGCGTGCACTATCACTTGGCGGCCGTACCAAGACCATGAAGGACCTGGGCGACACGTTGAAAACGCTGGTGGGCCTTGAGCGTGAAGCCTACGGAATGGAGTCCACGAGTCCCGGTGATGACTCCGTCAAGGGATCGGTGAGCTACCGAGCCAACATTCCACCCAGGTCATGAGCGGCGACAGGGTCATCGAATACACGCCTTCGGCCACCCTTGCCAAGTTTCACGCCAGCAACGCCCTGGTGCGCGGCATCCGCGGCCCGTTCGGATCGGGCAAGTCGGTGGGGTGCTGCTGGGAACTCTGGACCCGGGCCCTCGAGCAGCGCGCCAACAAGGATGGCATCCGCAAGTCCCGCGGTCTGGTGACGCGAAACACGTACGGCGAACTGACCAGCACGACCATCAAGACCTGGCTGGACTGGTTCCCGGAGGAGCGGTTCGGCAAGATGGTGCACGGCGCCCCGATCGTGCAGATGTGCCGCTGGGAGGCAGAAGACGGCACTAAGGTCGAGTTGGAGATGATGTTCCTGGCCCTGGACCGGCCTGAGCACGTCAAGAAGCTGCTGTCGCTGGACATCACGTTCGGCTGGATGAATGAGGCCAGGGAGCAGCCCAAGGCGATCCTGGACGCGCTGACAGGCCGGGTCGGTCGGTATCCACGGGCCGAGGATGGCGGCGCCACGTGGTCTGGCGTGATCATGGACACAAACAGCCCGGACGACGACCATTGGTGGTACGACCTGGCAGAGACCAACTGCCCGCCGGAGTTTAAGTTCTTCTCGCAACCAGCTGGCGACTCGGAGGAAGCAGAGAACCTGGACTGGCTGCTGCAGACCCCGGAGACCATGAAACTGCCGTGTGGCCATCCGCAGCGCCGCGCGCGCGGGCACATGTACTACGAGCGGCTGAAGGCCGGCAAGACATCGGAGTGGATCAAGGTCTACGTCAAGGGCCAGTACGGCACGGTGCACGACGGCAAGCCGGTGTACCCCGAGTGGAACGACAGCCTGCACACCAAGGAGATCTACCCGGTGCAGGGGGTCAAGTTGGTGATCGGCGTGGACTTCGGGCTGACGCCGGCGGCGGTGATCACCCAGAGCGACGCCCGTGGCCGGCTGCTGGTGCTCGATGAGATCTGCGCCGAGGACATGGGATTTCGGCAGTTCCTCGAGGATGCGCTGATCCCGTACCTGATCACCAACTACCCAGCTTGGTGGAACAAGAAGGACGACATGATCATCCTGATCGGCGACCCGGCCGGCGACCAGCGCGCGCAGTCGGACGAGAAATCCTGCTTCCAGGAGGCGCGGGCCAAGAAGCTGAAGATCCGGGCGGCCAAGTCCAACAACTGGCTGCCCAGGCGCGGCGCCGTGGCGTGGTTCCTGTCCAAACTGGCATCCGGCCAGCCGATGTTCCTGCTGGACACGGCCTGCGGGGTGCTGCGCAAGGGCTTCAACGGCGGCTACAAGTACCGCCGCATCCAGGTGACGGGCGAGGAGCGGTTCACCGACGAGCCGGCGAAGAACAAGTACAGCCACTGTTTTGTGGCGGGCACCATGGTCGCCACACCTCACGGCGAACGCGGCATCGAAACGCTGACGGTTGGGGATCTTGTTCTGACACCGGACGGTCCCCGTGAAGTATTGGCCACCATGAGTCGCCTGGTGGATGCAACGGTGGCGCTTGAGTTCAGCCACGGACGCCAGGCGGAGTGCACTGGAGACCACCCGTTTTTTGTAGGCGGGAATCAAGTTCGAGCCGATGAATTGCAGTACAGTGACGTATTGCAAACCATCGGAGGAAATGAATGGGAAGACCGGCCAAATACCCGCCGCAAGATTTCAACGGCACTCGCTACTATCGCAAGCCGCGTGGCTACTTCAAGTCGGACGATGGTGTTTACATCCATCGAGCGGTTTGGATTTTCCACAATGGGCCGATCCCTCCAGGCCACGACGTTCATCATGCCGACGATGACAAAAGTAACAATGTCATCGGCAATCTGGAGTGCCTTACCAAGGCTGAACATGCCAGCCACCATGGACGAAAACGGCTTCCCAAGGGGTCAGAAGAGGCGCGGGTTCACATGGAGGTCATTCGACCTGCTGCATCGGCTTGGCATGGCTCCGATGCAGGAAAGCAGTGGCACAAAGACCACGGTAAGCGCACGTGGGAAGACAGGAAAAGCGAAGACCTGCGGTGCACCCACTGCGGAGGCGCTTTCTCGGCTCTGGTCGGCACTGCGAAGCGCGGGTTCTGCTCTGCTGCGTGTCAATCAGCGGCGCGAAGGGCAAGCGGCATCGACGACGAGCATCGCATGTGCAGCGTCTGCGGCAACGGGTTCACGGTCAACAAGTACGCAAGGACAAAGACGTGCAGTCCACCTTGTGCGAAGGTCCAGCTTAGTCGGTCAAAAAGAGGTCTTTGACCTGACCATCCAAGACGCCCACTGCTTCTACGCGGCGGGCGTTTTAGTTTCCAACTGCCACGACGCGCTGCAATACGCCGCGATGGAGTCAGGCGGCATCCAGGCAATCCAGCAGGCCGGCAGGCAACAACCACGCATCGCCCCATTCCAGCCCAGCGTCCCCGGAATGGGCGTGCTCTGACCAAGATAGAAGGACTACACCATGGCAACGAGAACCCCCGTCATCACTGATCTGGACCCGGGCGACAGCTCGGTCAAGCTTTTCACCTGGACCTTGACCGGTACCGACGATGGTGCGCCGATCAGCATGACCCAGTGGGCCGACCGCTCCGTGCAGTTCGTGGGCACCTGGGGCGGCGGCACGGTGCTGTTTGAAGGATCCAACGACGGCACGAACTACGCCACCTTGACCGATGCCCAGACCAGCGCCATCAGCAAGACGGCAGACGGTCTCGAGCAAGTGATCGAACTGACCCGCCTGGCCCGGCCGCGGGCTTCGGTGTCGGTGACGTCGGTAGTGGTATCGCTGCTGGTGCGCCGCCAGCAACCCATGAGGAAGTGACATGAACAAGCAAGAGACGGCGCAGCAACTGCGCAAGGTGGCCAACTTCATGAAGGGCCTGATCCAGGCCGCCGACGACATCGAGGCGATCGGCTCCATGGAGGGCGCCACCGCCGAGGCGATCAAGGCCCGGGACGTTGCGGTTGCCGAGCGGGACAAGGCGCTGGCATCCCTTGCCGACGCCAAAGCGAAAGCCAAAGCCGCTCTGGAGGTGGCCGCGGGCAAGGTCGAAGGCATGCTGGCCGATGCTCAGGCCAAGGCGGATGCCAAGATCGCCGAGGCACAGGCCTTGGTCGACAAGACCACGAACGACCTGATTTCTCGGGCTGAGCGCCAGGCTGCAGACGTCACATCCAAAGCCAACGCATCAGTGCAGGCGGCAGAGCAGGCCATGGCCGACCTGACCGTGAAGCGCACTGCGCTGGCAACCGAAGTCGCCGACCTCGAAGCAAAGGCCAAAGCTGCCCAGGCCGAGCACGAGAAGCTGACTAAGGCGCTGGAGAAGATCAAGGCGCAATTCAAGATCGGGGAATGACATGCCCAAAAGCACCGCAACCTGCAACAGCATCGTCAACCTGATGTATCGGGCTACCGCTTGGGCGAACGTGGCCGACAACGCCGCATCGAGTCCGCTGACGAATACCTACGTGGCCTTGCACACCGCGGACCTGACGGCAGGCACCAACAGTCAGGCGCAGAACGAAACGGCCTACACCGACTATGCGCGTCAGGCTGTAGCACGGTCTACCGGGTGGGCGGCGGCATCTGGCGGGGCCACGTCGAACGCGGCAACCATCAGCTTCCCGCAGTGCGGTGCATCTGGCGCCACGCTGACTCACGTATCTACCGGGGTGGCTGTGAGTGGGGCCAGTGCGGTATGGCATTACGGGGCGCTCAATTCCTCGCTGGCGGTGTCATCGGGAATTACGCCGCAGTTTGCGGCATCGGCCTTGACCGTCACGGAATCCTGATGGACGCCCGCACCCCACTCGAAAAGGCCCTGTGGGACCGCATTGGCCCACCCCTGTACTACTGCGCCGAGTGCATGCGCGGGGTCAAGGTCACGCCGATCGATGGCGGCGAGCCCATCGTACAGCGCAAGTGCAAACACACCGGGCAGATCATCGCCCCGCGCCGAGCCATCTGTGTCGGCAAGGGTGGCGCCAGCATGGGCACCAAGGTCAGGATAGCGGCGATGCAGGCCGCGTCAGCCATCACCGGGCGGACAGTCTGATGTTCTCCAACGTCGCAGAACTGGTCGACGCGGAACTTGCTGGCCAATCGCGGTACACCTATTTTCGCAAGGTGCCTGCGGTAGTGACTGGCGCCGGCACCTGGTACGACTATTCGATGGCGCCCGGCAACCCAGCGCCTCAGTATTACGCCGCTGCACCGTTGACGGCGCAGGCGATGGGGCGTGCGGCAGATGGCGGCATACCCCACGGCGGCAATGTGTCTCCGCTTGCCAAGTACCTGCGCCGGTTGACCATGATTCAGGTGACGGCCGCAGCCGTCCCGCAGCTGATGCAGTTGCTGGACTACCTGATGTTCTATCCGTTCGTGGACATGGGCACGGCAGATACCCAGCCGATGACCAACGTGCAGACGTTGCCGCGGTACGCCAGCGGGGACGGCGTGCAGATGATGGTGGTGCTGGTGGCGCCGCACGGCCTGGTGGGTGATTCGTTCTTTGTGACCTACACCAATCAGGACGGGATTGCAGGTCGGGTAACGCCGTTGCACACGATGTCGACGGCAATCAGCGTCAACGGGACGATTCTGACAACACAGCAGACTGGGGCGGATCGGTTCGGGCCGTTCTTGACCCTGCAAGCAGGAGACAGGGGCGTGCGCAGCATCGAGGCGGTGCAATGCACAGCAGGGACCGATGTGGGTCTGTTCACTTTGGTACTGGTCAAGCCGCTGGCAGAACTGATGATTCGAGGCATTGACGCGCCGACTGAGAAGGACTTCTACCTGCACTCAGGCGGGAAGTTGCCGCAGATCGTGGACGACGCTTACCTCAATTTCATCGCTTGCCCAAACGGCAGTTTGTCGGGCGCTGCACTCAATGGAGACGCCCTGTTCGTTTGGGGCTGAAGGAATCACATGGCCGGTTTCACATCACTTGACGACCTCATCAACAAGATGACGGTCAACGGCAAGTTCCGCCGTGCGGATTGGAACAAGCTCACGCATGCTGTCGGGGCGCAGGCTGCCGGCACATGGTACGCACTGCCGCACGCCACCGGCAATCCGTCTGCAATGACGCTGGGTGCGGTCGGAACCAACCTGGCCTGGCACTGTGCGAACGACAGGACGGCCGGCTCGATCTACCACGGCGGCGATGTCAGTCCGGACACCAAGCACATCCTGAACGCATCGGCCTTCAGTGCTGCGGCAACTACCATGCCGGCCATCTTCATGCTGGTAGATATGCTGGGGTGGTATCCGATCACCACAACTACAACTACCGGCAACCAGGCGCTGGTGAATAGCCGCACGTTTACCTGTACCGCGGCCGGACCGGCGGTGCTGACCGTTGCTGCAGGCTGGGACATCCAGGACAACACGGCGGTGCAATTGACAACCACCGGCACCCTGCCCGCAGGCCTGTCGCTGGCAACTACCTACTACTGGAACCGCACGGCAGCGACAACCGGCAACCTGTCAACATCCTTGGCCAACGCAGATGCCGGAACATACGTCACAACCTCGGACACTGGGACCGGCACCCATACGATCACCATGACCCTGGCCGACCGCTGCCCGACCAACGGCGCCGGCGTCGAGGCGTTCCTGACTCCCTCGGTGGCACTGGGCGCTGGTACACCCAACATCCAGTTGACCTACACGGATTCAGGCGGCACGGCCGGCAACGTGACCCCGACGACGCTTCCGATTTCCAACGCAACGGCCCCCATCGGGCAGATCGAGTACAGCGGCACGGGCGCCGGCAAGTTCGGCCCGTTCATCCCCAAGGCTGCAGGGGACGCTGGCATCCAATCGGTCGAGCAGTTCAACTACAACGTGACCCACACCAGCGGGACCACGAATCTGGTGCTTTGCCGACCGCTGCTGACCCTGCCCATGACGACAATTGGCGTGGCCGCAGAGCGCGATCTGCTGAACCAGATACCCAGTCTGCCGCGCGTCTACGACGGCGCATGCTTGACTTGGCTGATGTACGCAGGGGCCGCAACCCCGGTGACATCAGCGTTCTACGGGCATCTGGACCTTGCATGGGGCTGACGTGCTGATCGGCAACTATTCCGTGCTGGGAAAAAACCCTGGCCGAAGCATCGGCGGCGGGGCCATTGGGCTTGGCATGAATCGTGGCGACAGTAACAAGACCAGCATGTCGCGGGGCGTTTTCAACGCAGTTGACTGGGAGCCAAAATCGGGATTGCCGGACGGGTATCGAATTCCCTATGCATGGGTCATGCCACAGACTGCGGGCGGTTTGTCAGCACGCAACAACGTCACGGGCGTCGGTACGATATCCACCACGGCGCTGGCGGTTCGTTTGGCCCAGGCAAACCTGGCAGGCTCGGGCGATCTGACGGCCATTGGCGGCCTGATTGTCCAGTTGATCGCCGACATTGCGGGGTCCGGAGAAATCAGCGATGCCGACCTGAAAGCCTTCCTGCAGGCAGTGGCCAGCATTGGCGGATCTGGCGGTATTTCGGACGCCGAAGCCTCGGGACTGGGCGAACTGATCGCGGCCATGACCGGGCTTGGTACGGCGGCAGGTTCGACGGCAACAGGTATCGGCGAACTGTCGGCAGATCTGGTGGTGACGGGCACGGGCCTGACGACTGGAAACGTGGGCGCTGCAGTGTGGGCTGCTATCGCATCGGCCAACAACACGGCCGGAACGATGGGCGAAAAGCTCAACGACGCTGGCAGCGCGTCAAACCCGTGGACCGAAGTGATCGAGTCCGGCTACACCGCAGCCGAGATCCTGCGCCTGCTGGCTGCAGTGGCGCAGGGCGATGCCACGGGCTTGGAGAACGGCAGCCCGGTGTTCAAGGGCCTTGATGGCTTGACAGACCGCGTGACGGCGACCTATTCGGGTGGAACGCGCACCGTGACTGGCCGGGATGCCGCCTGATGTTCGGGCAGTGGTTCGGGCAGACGGCTGGGAAATGGTGGGGCTACGGGCTGACGCAAGTCATCAACGACTGGATAGTGCTCGCCCGGCGGCGCGGCAGAAGGTAACAACCCATGGCATTTGACAAAGACCTCCCTGACGAGCTCCGGGTGGGTGAGGAAGACTCGCCCGAAAACCCGAATCAGGCGCGCCTGGATGCCCTTGGCATTGCCATCGCCGCCAAGCGCAAGGCCGCGATCGACGCGCGCCGGGACTCTGGCATCGAGTCCGTCTGGATGGCTGCCGAAGAGGCGTACCTGTGCATCGACGACCAGAACCGGGGGGACTTCAAGGGTGCCAAGTGGGCCAAGCCAGTGAGCTTTGCCGGCCCACTGACCAAGGAGGCTCCCAAGACCGACGACACGCGCTCCACCGCATTCGTGCGCATGACCGCACGGTATGTCGAGGCGGGATCTGCCAGGGTGTCCGAGATCATCCTGCCGGTGGGCGACAAGGCATTCAGCTTTGGCCCCAGCCCGGTACCGGAGTTGGTGGCCCAGGCTGGCGACACGGCGCCGCTGCTCGAGAACGGCCGCCAGGTCTACCGCCCGCTGATGGAAGGCGAGACGCCTGATGGAGAACAGGTCAACGGCATGGTGGCGGCCACCAGGGGAGACTACGCCAAGGCCATGATGCAGATGGCCCAGGAGTACGCTGAGAAGGCTGAAACCCGGGTGTTCGACTGGCTGGTGGAGTGCAACTACCCGGCCGAGGCGCGCAAGGTGGTGTTCGATTCGGCGCGCATCGGCGTGGGGGTGCTCAAGGGCCCGTTCCCGGACAGCAAGCAGTCCAAGGCGCTGCTCAAGGGCAACGGCGAGAACCGCATCGTGCTCTCGCGCAAGGTCAAGCCCACAGTGCGATGGATCGATGCATGGAACTTCTTCCCGGATGGCGCCTGCGGTGAAGACATCCACGCCGGGGAATACTGCTTCGAGCGCGACTATCTCACCGAGCGCAAGGTCAAGGATCTCAAGAAGCAGAAGGACAACAAGGGCCGGCCGATCTACCTCGCCGAGGCCATCGACCGGGTGATCAAGGAAGGCCCCAACAAGTGCAACACCGAGGGCGCGAACCCGGCGCACAAGCCCAACGACAAGCAGTACGAAATCTGGTACATGACCGGCACGGTCAAGCGCAGCGACATGCGCGCGAGCAACGCACTGGGCCTGGAGGAGGGTGACGACGAGGACGATATCAGCGCCATCGTCACCATGATCAACGACACGGTGGTGCGTGCCAGCATGAACCCGCTGGACTCGGGCAACTTCCCGTACCGCGTGAAGCCCTGGAGCCGGCGCTCCGGGCACTGGGCCGGCGTGGGAGTGGCCGAGCAACTGAGCATGCCCCAGCGCATGGTCAACGCTGCCACCCGGGCACTGCTGAACAACGCAGGCCTGTCGGCTGGCGTGCAGATCGTGATCGACCAGTTGAAGATCGTGCCGGCGGACGGCAAGTGGACCATCACGCCCAACAAGATCTGGCTCACCGCAGAAGGCCAGACGGTAGACGATGTGGCCAAGGCATTCCGGGCCATCGAGTTCCCCAATGTGTCCGATGCGCTCATGGCCATCATTCAGTACGCATTCAAGCTGGCCGAGGAGGCCACCAACATCCCGCTGATCACCCAGGGCCAGGCCGACAACACGACGCCAGACACTTTCGGGGCGGTGGAACTGCAGAACAACAACGCCAACACGTTCCTGCGCTCCCAGGGGTACAGCTACGACGACTGCATCACCGAGCCGCTGGTCAACGACATGTACGAGTACCTGCTGCTGGACCCGTCGGTGCCGGACGACGAGAAGGGCGACTTCGAGATCAACGCCCGCGGGTCGATCGCCATGGTGGAGAAGGCCATTCAGGAGCGGTTCCTGAACAACCTGCTGGCCGTGAGCAAGGATCCGGCGTTCGAATTGAGCCCGGCCAAGGTGATGGCCGAAATCCTCAAGGGAAAGCGCATCGACGCGCGCAAGGTGCGGTTGAGCAAGGAAGAGAAGGAGATGCTGGCCAAGCAGGAGCAGCCGGAGAACCCGGTCATCACCGCGGCCAAGATCCGCAGCGCCAGCGCGGAGAAGATCGCCGCCGGCAGGGACCAGGTCACGGTGCGCAAGTCGGAACTGGACACCGACCGCGATGTGGCCTACGAGCAGGCGCTCAACGAGCGCGCGGCCATTCAGGAGCAGGGCAAGACCCGCGAACTGGACCTCAAGCGCGAACTCGAGGTGTTCAAGGAAAACAACGCCATGAAGCGCGAGCTCGACAAGCTCAAGACGCAACTGGCCATTGCAGCGGCCGAGCTCAAGACCCAGAAGGAACTGGCCGTGGCAGCCAACCATGCGAAACAGGTGGCCGACACCAGCATGGAGCCAGTGGGCCGGGCCGACGCGGGCCACGCCTTCGAGCAGTAACCCATGGCCAACACCCGCATCCCATTCGCACTGTCGCCAATCGAGCGCAACGACCCGCTGTGGATCAAGCTGCGTGTCTACATGGAGCGGTGCATTGCAGACCACCGCCAGGACAACGACAACCCCCACGGAGAGGCCAAGACCGCCGAAATCCGCGGGCGCATCGCTGCATACAAGGGCCTGATCGCCCTGGACCGCGACCCCATCGACTTTGGGGTGCCAACGATTTTCCCCGCCGCCCATAGTGACGGCAAGTGATGTAGCAGACGCCAACGCCTGCTGCGATGTAGCCCGCCTTGTGCGGGCTTTTGTGTTTCTGGAGATTGAAAGATGACCGTCGAAACGACCGAAGGAGCAGAAGTCGAGCAACAGGTGCAGACACCCGAGCAGGCCGCCCAAGCCTTTGCCGCAGGGTTCGAGGACGACGAGGACACGCAGACGCCAACGCCTGCAGCCGAGTCGGCCCAGCCCGCAGCCAAGGAAGAACCGCAGCCCGCCCAGGATACGCCCAGCGCCCCGAAGTACGCGCAGATCACCGAGGACCAGTTCAACGACCTGATGGCGAAAGTCAGCCAGATCGACGAGGGCCGCCGGCAGATCGACACGCTCAGTGGGCACCTGGGTGGCATGAAGCAGGTAGTCGAAGGCCTCAAGCAGCAACGCAAGTCGCTGTCCGCCGGCCAACTCAAACGGGTTGCCGCCGAGTTCCCCGAGCTCGCCGAGGCGCTGCAAAGCGACTTGAGCGAACTGGGTGGGGCCAGCGTCGACCCGGTGGAGATCGACAAGCGCGTGGAAAGCGTGGTGGAGACCCGCGTGGCCGCCAAGGCCATCGAGTTCGAAACCAAGCTCCTGCGCTTCTACCACCGCGACTGGGAGGCCGTTGTCGCAAGCAACGACTTCACCGCCTGGAAAAACCAACTGCCCGAGGCAGAGCGCACCAAGCTCAACACCAGCAACGACGGCGAGTACATCGCGGACAAGCTCACCGAGTTCAAGGCAGCCAAGGCGGCCAAGGACAAGGCCGATGCGGAAGCCGCGGCAAAGGCCAAGTCATCCGACAAGCGACAGCAACGACTCGAAGCAGCCGTACCACCCAGGGGCACCGGCGGGCACACGCCCAGCCGCTCCGGGGTGCCGAGCGACTTTCAGGCTGGATGGGATTCAGCCTGAAGCAACCCACAACCTTTTGAAAGAACATCATGGCAGGTCAACTCTTTGCAACCAACACCGGGCGAATCAACAAATTTGCTGGTGCCATCCTCAAGCGCGCTGTGCCCAAGGAAATCCTCTGCCGCGCCGGCCGCCAGGTCGAGATGCCGCAGAACCGCAGCGACACCTACGTGGCCCGGCGCTACCTCCCCTACGGCGGCGCCACCACCAACGCCAACACGATCAACCGCTTCTTTGCCGACGGCAATGGCGCTGACCGTGCTGACGCCATCGCCGACGCGCACGTCGTGTCCGAAGGCGTGACGCCCACACCCGACAGCCTGACTCCCCAGGACTACACGGCGATCATCCAGCAGTACTCCTGCCTCTACGGGTTCAGCGACAAGCTGTTCTACCTGTACGAGGACGACGTGCCGGCCGAGATGAAGAAGATCGTGGGCGAGCGCGTGACCTTCGTGAACGAGATGATCGTGTACGCTGCCCTCAAGGCCTGCACGAACGTCTACTACGGCGGCACGGGCACCTCGATCGCCACCGTGGACGGCGCCATCAGCCTGAACCTGATCCGCAAGATCGTCATGAACCTGCAGGCCAACCACGCCATGCCGGTGACCGACGTCCTGCGCGCATCGGGCGACTACGGCACCGAGCCGGTGTCTGAGGGCTACCTGGTCTACGTGCACACCGACCTCGAGCCGGACATCCGCGAACTGCCGGGCTTCACCCCCACGGAGCTCTACGCCAGCGGCAAGCCGATGCCCAACGAGATCGGCAAGTGCGAGCGTTTCCGCTTCATCGGCCACCCGGACCTGCCCAGCATCCAGAATGCCGGCGCATCGGGCGCATCCAACAACCTGTACTGCACGACCAGCACGACTGCGGTGGACGTCTATCCGTTCATCGTGTGCGCGCAGGATGCGTGGAGCCAGATCGCGGTGCGCGCGCTGCCCGGTGCCGGCATCAGCCCGGTGAGCCCGACCTACCTGCCGCCCTCGGAGAAGTCCAAGAGCGACCCGCACGGCCAGCGCGGGTATGCCGGCACGGTGTGGTGGAAGACGGTGCTGATCGAGAACAACGGCTGGATGGCCGTGGGCAACGTCGCGCGCCGCATCCTGAACAACTGATGACGCCGGGGCGGGGAAACCCGCCTCGCTCTCAACAACTCCCAACATTGAAGGAATTTCATCATGGCAATCAACACCGCAGGCCAGACTGCAACTGGAAACGCCCCCAAGTTCGATCCCCCGGCAATGAAGACCGGCCGCATCGTCTTCGACGCAACCGCGATCACCGCGGCCGATGAGGTCGTCGTGTTCGTCGGCTTCACGCCGAAGTACATCGCCTGGGAGAACGTCACCGATCGCATCAAGGGCGAGTGGTACGAGGGCATGGCCGCCGAGTCGTGCATCAAGACCGCAGCCAACGGCACCCGCACCCTGGAAGTCACGGGCGGCAACAAGGGCCTGACTGTCTGCGATGCGGACGGCACTGCCAACACGTCGGGCCGGTACTTCAAGGTGGCCCAGAACGCCACCCTGGCGCTGATCCTGGCCAGCAAGACCACGACCTGGATGGCTTCGGCCTGATCGTTCGCCACTGTCCCACAAAAAAGCGGCCCTAAAAAGCCGCTACCACTTTAGGAACAATCATGGCATCGACCAAACTGTGGAAGACGTTCACCAACCTGCTCGTCGAGAAGACCCTGACGATCGGCGTTGGCGGGCGCATGGTGCAAAAGAACTCGGACGGCACTTCGGTGGCCTCCGACATGGGCGCCGAGATCCTGACGGCGACCCGTACCGTTCGGCCCGAGGAGAGCGGGAAGACCTTCTTCCTGAACTCCGCGACCGAATTCGTGACCACGCTACCGGCGCCTGCGCTGGGGTTGAAGTTTCGCTTCGTGGTGAAGGCCGCACCCTCGGGCGCCAGTTACACCATCGTGACCAGCGGTTCGGCCAACATCATCAAGGGCCAGGTCTACACGGTGGACGTGAACAGCGCCACCGATCCGGACTTCGAAACCTCTGGCGGCGACACGATCACCCTGGTGGACGCGAAGGCCGTGGCCGGCGACCAGGTCGACCTGGTGTGCGACGGAACCAACTGGTTCATGCAGGCCTTCTGCAGCGTCTTCGATGCTGTGACGATCACCACGGCAAGCTGAGTCAGCGACACCCAAACCGACGGCCCTTCGGGGCCTTTTTCATGGCCCTTCGGGGCCTTTTCTTTTGGAGATCACACAACATGGACGCACAGAATGCACCGATCCGCCGCCGCCAGGCCAGCGTGGAGTCAACCCAGTTCCCATTGGGCCAGAAAGACCCGATCGACATGGGCGAGGCCCTGCCCGGCGCCAAGGCACCCGAGGTGCCCGCCATCGAGGCAATCCATGCCGAGGCCCTGGTCGACGGTCGCGCCGAAGCCCTGGCCTTCAACGAGGAGCCCGTCGAGGTGATGGTCTACCCTTCCAGCGAAGAAAACGCGCCACTGACCGTTCCCTGCTGGGTGAACGGCCGGGGTGCCGAGGTGTTCCAGAACGGACGCTGGAACGTGCTGGGCTTCCTGCCGGTGGGACTGCGCGTCATCACCCGGCGCAAGTACGCAGAAGTCCTGCTGCGCGCCAAGAAGGACAAGATCAGCACGGACCACCAGGGCACGGAAGTCGAGCGCCCGCAGAACAAGGTCCATCGCGTGTCGAGCGCGGTGGCGAACATCCAGGTCATCACCGACAAGAACCCCAAGGGCATCGAATGGGTTCGTCGGTGCATGGCACAACCGGGGTAATTGATCATGGCTGAAGAAAACTTGCAACGAATTCGACACACCGACCAACTGATCTTTGATGAGTTCGGGAATCTTGCCGGCCTCAAGAATCCTCGTGGCCAGGGGGAAAGTTTGCGGCCGTTCAAGAGAAACTCAGCGGGGCAAATAACGGGGCTGGATGGTTATGACAGCCGGGTGCGCAACGTGGCAACCCTTGGAGACTCCATCAACGATGCCGGCTCCAACAACACGAGTGCTGGGGTGAATACGCTGGACAGAGGCATCGTACCTTGGATGTTGTGCTACCTCGGTTGGCCCTGGAATTATGAGCCAGAGGACAATTTCGCGGTGGCTGGAACAGGTCTTGATGTGATGATCTCGACGCAGTTGCCGCTTCTGCAGGCCGCATCACGCACAAAGCAATACCAACGTGTGTTTATTTCCGCGGGGACCAACGACACAAACTCCGGTGTTGCTGTTGTTACGATCAAAGCCAGGTTCATGAAGTTGTTTGATGGCATCCGAAGCCTTGGCGCGATCCCCGTTGTGTGGGGCATCTTGCCGCGCGGTATCGATGTCGCAATCACCACGGCAAAGAAACAAAACCTGGAAATCAACGACTGGTTGTATTTGCAGTCGCTGGCGGGTTTGTGCGAGTACGCCGACATTGGCGAGAATGTCGCAGACAACGCGGCTGCTTTTGGCAACGCGCTCACATCGATGATGCGCGACTCGGGCACAAGCAACCTTCACCCGAACGCAAAAGGCGCGAACCTGTTGGGCCGCGCGCTGGCCGCGTACTATACGGCGCGCGGCATCGGCCCACTTCTGAAGTTCGCAACTCAGCAAGGCGACAAGTTTGACCGCACTGACAACCCGCGAGGCGTGGCCTTTGCATCGCCCAATCCGCTGATGCAAGGCGGCACAACCGCTCCCACTGGCATGAGCACCAGCGGCGGAACGTGGAGCAACGTCAGCCGCACACTGACCAACGGGCAGACCCGCGAAGATCGCCAGTGCGTGCTGGCAGCGTCCACCACCCATTACATCTACGACGATTGGACGGCAAGCGGCGCATGGGGCGCCACCGAACTGCAGCCAGGCGATGTGATTGAGGGGCGGGCAATTCTGGAGATCGCAAGCGGGGTGAACATCAGCAACATCAACCTGCAGCTGGCAGAGAACGATGGCTCCACATCGACGCAGAACTACTGCCTCGGGCAGATCGACACCGGCTTGAGCAATGGGGCCTACGTGCTGTACCTCAAGACCCCGCGCATCACCGTGCGCGCCTATTCGGGCTCGGGCAATGCATCCATCTTCCAGCGCCTGAACATCATCGTGGCGGCTGGCGGGTCTGGCACGGCCGTGGTCAAGGCGTTTGAAGTGCGCAAGGTCGCCTGATCCCATCCCCTGCCGGTCCGAACTCACCTCAAGGAACCACATGAGCAAGCAAGTGATGATCTGCGGCGTCGATTGCCGCCAAGGCGACGCCAACTGCAACGGGTATTGCACAGGCAAGTCGGACGACCCGCCTGCAGCCACGGAAGCCCAGAAGATCGCTCACGCAAGAGAGGTGGCCCACAGAGCCGCCAACGCTGCGGAGGCGGCATGGCACGACTATGCCGCATTGCTCAATGTCGGAAGTGACCGCACCCGGGCCTTCGAGACCTACGAGACCATCCGTAACGCACGCCGCGTCTAATCGCCATGCCAACCTCCGAAACTGGCCGCAAGCCCTGCGACATTGATCCGCGCCGCTGGGCGAGATGCTTGGCCCTGGCAGATGAATCGATGGTTGCCGAAGGGCGGCACCCGAAGGCTCTGTGCCCCAGAGTCCAATTGAAGCGCGCATATCGCTTCTGGCGGGCCGCCTGATTCCCATCTATTGCCGGTGGTGACGGGAAAACCAAGCCACCTCCGGGTGGCTTTTTCTTTGGACTGATCCATGAACTTTCTCCAACTCTGCAACAGGCTGAAGGTCAAGGCGCGCGTCACCGGCTCGGACATGACCGCCGTGACCAACCAAGCGGCTGAGTTCGCCAGGTTGACTTTGTTCATCAACGAGGCCTGGATGGACCTGCAGATGACCCGCCCGGACTGGAAGTGGATGCGCAACAGCATGACCTTCCCGACCGTGGCTGGCCAGGCCACCTACACCCTGGCGCAGATCGAGGCCACCGGATCGGGATTCTCCAACTTCGGCAACTGGGACTTGGAGACCCTGCGCTGCTACACCACCTCGGTGGGCACGAACGACGAGACAGAACTGGACTGGATGCCCTATGACATCTGGCGCAACACGTACCAGATGGGTGCGACCCGGACCACTGAGACGCGGCCCAACCAGTTCACCACCACGCCGGCGCACGGCATTGGCCTGGGCTGCACACCATCTGCTGGCTACACCATCAGCGGGGACTACTACAAGGTGGCCACAGAGATGGAGGCCACCACGGACACGCCGAGCCTGCCCAGCCAGTTCCACATGGCCATCGTCTACCGCGCCATGATGTTCTACGGTGTGAGCGAGTCGGCCCCCGAGGTCTACGACGATGGCAAAACGGAGTTCGACCGGATGCTGTCTCGCATCATGCTGCACGAAGGCGTGCGCATCAGCGTTTGCGGGGCGCTGGCATGAGGCCACGGTTTTCCGACGTGAAGCCGGACTACTACCCGCTTGGTGGTGGCCTGGACCTGCTCACGCCGGCCATCGCCATGCCGCCGGGCAAGGTGATCAGCGCGCAGAACTACGAGCCGGAGATCGGTGGAGGGTACAAGCGCATCAAGGGATACGAGCGGTACAGCGGCAAGGCGCTGGCCAGCTCCAAGAGCTACTGGCTGGCGACAGTGGCGCTATCCGGCGCTGTGGCGGTTGGCGACACGATCACGGGCGTTTCCAGTTCGGCCACGGGGGTGGTGATCGCCATCGAGAGCGCGACGGTGCTGGTCCTGGCCGTGGTGACCGGCACGTTTGTGGCAGAAACCATCCAGGTCTCAGCGTCCAACGTCGGTACCGTCAGCGCGGTTGTGGAAAACGACGCTGCAAGCCCTTCGGACCACGCCGACTACAAGGCCCTGGCCGCGGAGAACTGGCGCTCCAACATCAACGGGTTGGGCACTATCACCGGGCTGCACCACTACGGCGGATCTCTGTACGCATTCTTCGAAGATGGCGTGACCGTCGGCGGGGCCTCCATCACCATCGCCTCGCCAGCGGTGATCAACATCGGCGGCAGCGTCAACGAAGGCGCAAAAGTAGTCCTTACGACGACCGGCGCACTGCCAACCGGCCTGACCGCTGGCACCACCTACTACTGCATCAACGTTAGCGGATCGAACTGCAACCTGTCTGCGACCCCCCCAACACTTGGTGGGGTGGCCATCAACACCTCCGGTACGCAGTCCGGTGTTCATACCGCAACAGTCACGCGCGCGAACATTTCGAAGGCCACTGCCAGCGGCTGGTCTGCCGTCACATTGGGCAGCGAAATTCAGTTCACCGGGGCGGTGGGTGAGATCACTGCCGGGCAGACCATCACCGGGCTGACCAGCGGCGCCACGGCCCTGGTGGTCCGGGCCCTGCTGCGCACCGGAACGTGGACGGTGTCTGGTGCCGGGACGCTGGTGATCTCCACCATCACCGGGACATGGCAAAGCGGCGAGTCGGTGCGAGTGGGGGGCGTCACCAAGGTCACGAGCTCCAGCCTGGCGACCAACATCTACCGCGTGCCAGGCGGAACACTCGACGCGGTCACGGCCAACTTCACCGGATCGACCGACACCAAGAGGATCTACGGAGCCGACGGCGTGAACCACGCATTCGAGTTCGACGGCACGAACTACATCCCGATTCGCACCGGCATGGCCGTGGACACCCCCAGTCACGCCTATGTGCACAAGAACCACTTCTTCCTGTCGTTTCGGGGCAGTTCGCAGAACAGTTCGATTGGCCAGCCCTACGCCTGGACCGTGGTGACGGGCGCCAGCGAGATCGCAACCGGAGACGACATCACCGGGTATCTGGCGCAAAGCGGCAGCGCCACCGCGGCCAGCCTGGCCATATTCACCGAAGGCAAGACCTTCACCCTGTACGGCAACAGTTCGTCTGACTGGCAACTGTCCCCATCCGGCGACGACATTGGAGCGTTCGCGTTTTGCTTCCAGCCCATCGGCAACGACACGATGATGCTCACCAACCGCGGCATCCAGCGCCTGCGCACGGTGCAGGACTTCGGCAACTTTGCGTACACCTCGGTGTCCGATCTGGTGCAGCCCATCATCACGGCCAAGCGCAGCTTGTCGGCCTGCTCGACGACGCTCAAGACCCGCAATCAGTACCGTGTCTTCTTCAGCGACGGAACGGCACTCACGGTGGGCCTGACCGGCAACAAGATTAGCGGCATCACGCCACTGGACTACGGCACTCCGATCACCTGTGTCTGCACGGCTCAGGATGCTGACGGCAACGAGGTCACCTGGTTCGGGTCGAGCGATGGCTACGTGTACCAGGACAACTCTGGCACCAGTTTCGACGGCGACCCCATCGAGGCATGGATCCGTCTGCCGTTCAACAACCAGAAGGGCCCGCGGGTGCGCAAGCGGTATCGCGCGGCCATCCTGGAGGGCGTGTGCCAGGGATACAGCGAGATCAGCGTGACCTATCTGCTGGGCTACGGAACGATCGACGTCGAGGATGGTGTGGCGTCCACCGGAAACCTGCTGGTGGGTGGCGGCGGCTTCTGGGACGACTACAACTACGTGTGGGACCAGTTCGTCTGGGACGCGCAGGCGGTCGCAAACCCGCGCATCAGCCTTGACGGCACCGAGAAAAACATCTCCCTGCTGTTCTACAGCAACAGGTATCAGGACGACTCGCACACGATTCAGGGCGTGACGATCATGAGTTCTGCCCTGCGCCTCGAAAGGTAAGCATGACCAACCCGTACTACACCCACACGACAGCGGAGCCCATCACGCAAACGCGCGGGCGATCCAACAAGATCCGCACCGAGTTCGACGAGGTCGAAGACGGCTTTGACGCCGTGAAAACGGCGGTCGACCTGAAGGCGCCACTGGCTGCGCCAACCTTCACCGGCACCGCGGCTTTTGAAACGATCGAGGCGTCGCAGACCATCGCTGCGGCCGGCGCCATCCTTGCCAACGGTGGGCAAGTCACTTTTCCAGCAACCCAGGCCCCGAGCACCAATGCCAACACGATGGACGACTACGAGGAGGCGGCCGGGACGACCGGATGGGTGCCAGCGGACGGCAGTGGAGCGGGTCTGTCTTTCACCTCGGTCACGGCCCAGTACGTGAAGATCGGCTGCATGGTGTTCGTGCAGGCAGAACTCACCTACCCGGCCACCGCCAGCGGCAGCGCCGCAAAGATCACCGGACTGCCCTTCGCACCCAGGAACGGCGCGATTGCCAAGGGCTCCCTGTCCGTGGGGCGCTGCGGCGCTGCGATGGCCGTAAACGCCTACATCAGCGGCAGCGGCGGCCTGGAGGTGATCAATCTGGTGAAGGCAATCGCCGGCACCACCGTTCTCAATAGCGATATGTCTGGAGCGGTGATCTACTTCTCCGGCTGGTATATCGCGAGTTGAGAGAAAGGCGGTCATGGAAGATGAACAAACCCAGGTCGATGCCCAACGACTGCGCGAATGGAGTGAACGATGGAACGGATTGAAGTGGCTACTTCTGGCTTTCAAGAAACTCATGCTCTGGATCGCCGCCGTCGGGGCGGGCCTGATCGTGTTGTGGGACATGTTCCACCGATTGATCTCCGAGGGAGCACAGAAGTGAAAAGCGCGCTCATATCCGGCCGCTACGACTGGATCCCGCAGTCGATCCTGTGCATCTCGATTCCCTACCTGCTCATTCGCTTGGCGACGCTGTCATGAGTGACGCAGTGCTCATCGCCATCACGACAGCCGTGTGCACCGCGCTCCCGCTGGTGCTCGCCCAGGTCGTGGCCCTGGTGAAGACGCTCAAGCGCGCCGACAAGATCGACCAGAAGATCGAGGCGGTGAAGCAGACGGTCAAGATCCAGCACGAAGAGATCGACCTGATGAAGACTGGCGCCTTCCGAGCCGGGCATGTTGCCGGCATGGAGTACCAGCGGGCCCAGAGCGACTTCTCCAAACTGAGCGGGAAATGAAGATCCTGGACCGCTGGCGCGTGGCGAAGATGCGCCGCGAGCTTGCGGTACTGCTGTCCGAAGACAGTAAGGAGCGGGCCGGCGAGACGACTGCCGACCTGATGAACCGCATGTGTGCGCGCGCCGAGCAGATCGCATTGCTGCGATTCAACATCCGGCGCATCGAGGGCGATGACGTCGACATCGACCCGGAAGACCCAGACGACACCCGCATCCCAAGTGGCCTGTTTTGCCCGACAACGAAGCCGGAGGTTCGATCATGAAACGACTTGCCTTGTGCCTGATGTTGACCGTCTGCCAGCCTGCGCCAGCCATTGAGGCGGTGGGCGACAAGGTGACGCTGACCGCCGAAGACAAGGAGACGCTCAAGACATGCGCCCAGGCCGGCGGGTGCAAGGTGTGGAGCCTGGACGAGATCAAGATGCTGCTGATCATGTTCCGGGAAAAGCTGATGGACTCGGGCGCCGGCTGTAGGCGCAACTCGATATGACCCGCAAGTGGTGCGTGACGGACTTGGTTGTCGACCACCGCACCGGCAAGCTGCGCGAGTCTGCAGTGTGGTCCAACGTGGGCAAGGCCAGCATGACCTGGGCGTTCGTCTACACGGTCCTGGGCGGCCACGGATCGGAATGGCTTTGGATTGCCTACGGCGGCCTGGTGGTGGCCCATGCCAGCGTCGAGCGCGTACTCAACCAGAAGCAGCAGGCCATTGACAGCAGCGCGCCATCGACCACGACCACATCGGTGACAGCAACGCAGACCACTACCGCGAAGGATGGACCATGAATCCAAACCGCAAAGCCTTCCTCAACATGCTGGCCTACTCCGAGGGCACCAGCACCAGTCCGGCCACCAAGCACGACGGCTATGACGTGATCGTGACCGGGCGGGACCGTGTGCCGGAGATTTTCAAGGACTTCAGCGCGCACCCATTTGCTCCGGAATACCCCGGTAACGGAGGCCAGAAGCGCCCATCCAAGGTCATCAACTCCAGCGGTCTGACCAGCAATGCTGCGGGCCGGTACCAGCACATGCTGGTGCACTGGCCGCACTACCGAGACCAACTCGCCCTGCCGGACTTCGGGCCGAATTCACAGGACCTCTGGGCGCTGCAACTGATTCGCGAGCGCGGTGCGCTGCCGCTGATCGACATTGGAAACTTTCAACTTGCAGTTCAACGCTGTCGCAATATTTGGGCAAGCCTACCAGGGGCAGGGTACGGACAGCCAGAACACGACATTGAAAAACTGCAATTGGCCTACCTGAAGGCTGGCGGGCAATTGGCGTGAATCCCTTCTGCGCACGATGTGGGCGCAATGGCCACTGGCCCAAAGACTGCCATATACCGATCATGCCGCCGACGCCGAAACCGGAGCCAGAACCATGTACACCTACGTCGCCACCGCCATCGTCGCAGGCCTGATCGCAGGCGCCGGGGCATGGAACGTGCAAGCCTGGCGCTATGACAGCCGCGAACTCGCCCGGCTCGAGCAGCAGCGTGAGACGGAGACGATGCGGCGCAAGGCGGCCAACGCAGGCGCACAAGGGCACGAGGCCGACAAGACGGTCATCCTGACCAAGTTCATTCCCATCACAACGGAGGTGGAACGTGTTGTCACTCAAGTCGAGTACCGTGATCGTGCCTGTTTTGATCCTGATGGGGTGCGCGTCCTCAACGCAGCAATCGCCGCCAGTGGAGATCCCGCCGTCCCTGGCAACCCAATGCCCGGCGCTTCAGCCCCTCGCTGACGGCCAGGCCAGCACAGTGCTTCGGCACGCCGCAGACATGGCGCGCGCCTACGCCGAATGCCGAAGCAGACACAAGCGCCTGGTGCAAGCCTGGCCTACCAAGTAGAAAGACCACCATGGTGCAATTCACGCAAAATCCGACCGCCATCACGAACCCGCTGCCAGCCGACGCCAACAGCCTGACGACCACCAGCGGCGCACCGGCCAGCGGGATCATCGGAAGCGTGCAGCCAGCGCAGGCTGGCGTGTCGACCCTGACGGCCTCCAAGCTGGGCGACCCCTCCAAGTGGACGACAGACCCGACGCAGACCGTGGCCGGGCAGATCAACAGCCTGACCGACCCGAACTCTCCGCTGATCGCACAGGCCCGGGCGCGCGCGGCGCAGACGTCAAACGCCCGTGGCTTGCTCAACTCGAGCATGGCGGCCACCGCCGGCGAGTCTGCCGCCTACGACGCTGCCATGCCCATCGCCCAGGCTGACGCGGCGCAGGCCTCCAAGGTGGCTGGCTACAACGTGGACACCGCCAACCAGTTCAAGGTGAAGGACCAGGACACTGCGACCCAGGTGGGCCTGGCCAACATGGGTGCGAAGAACCAGACGGCGCAGTTCAACACCGGTCAGACCAACCAGTTCCTGGCGCAAGACGTCCAGCAGGGTTTCGATCTGGCCAAGATGGACAGGGCCGCTGCGCAGACGCTGTCGCAGATGACCGCCCAGCAGCAGAACGATCTGGCCAAGTTGGCCACCCAGCAGGGCTACAACCTGCAGACCATGACTGCGCAGCAGATCAACGACCTGGCCAAGATGAGCGCCGGCCAGGGATTTGACCTGGCTAAGATGGACAAGCAGGCCGCACTCACCATCGGGCAGATGTCGGTACAGCAGCAAAACGACATGGCGCAACTGGCCGCGAAACAAGGCTTCAATCTGGAGACGATCAACGCCACGCAGGCCGCCGACCTGGCGAAACTGGCGGTGCAGATCGAAGCGCAGGACCGCCAGGCCGAGGCGAAGTTCGGGTATGACAAGCAGCTGGTGGAGATCCAGAAGGCCAGCAACCGGGAGATTGCCGGCATCGAGGCGCAGTACAAGAACCTGACGCAGGCCAGCGCGTCGGCCGCCAGCATCATGAACAACCTGTCCACGAACGTGGCCAAGATCATGGAGTCGACGGCGCTTGACGCCACCGCCAAGCAAAAGGCCATCGACATCTACAACAACAACGCCACCAAGTCGCTGCAACTGATCGGCGCGCTGTCGGGCGATATCGACCTGTCGACCTACCTGGACGAGGTGCTCGGGACCACGTCCCCGCCGCCCACCACGACACTGCCGCCACCGCCTACGCCCACCCCCACACCGACCCCGACACCAACCCCGACGCCGGTGCCCGTCAATCCATACAACCCGCCGATCCCAGGCATGGATGGAAACGGCACCCGCACCGACCCGCCGGCCTAAACCATGAACATCCTCTACGAAAAGACCAGGCTGCGCGGGCGCATGTTCCGCGGTGGCTACGAGGGAGAGGGCACCGGCATCGAGCTCGGCAACGGCGATGGGCCTGGGTCCGGGTGGGGCGGAACAAGCCAGCCGGCAACCACTGGGGGAAAGCCCGGCGAGGACGCCATGGCACAGGCCGGCTCGCAGCAGCTTGGCAGTGTTGCAGACCGCTCCGACTACGGCGCCATGGAAGGCTTCAACCCGAACAACCCATCGCAGACGGTCGACCTGATCCAGGCATCGGAGAACGTCAACAAGGCGCTGTCGTTTGGCGTGCCGATCGCGGTATCGGCGATGGTCCCGGGATTTGGCCTGGCGATGACGCTTGCCAAGTCGGGCGCGAAGATGATGGGCGGCGCTCCGATGAGCGAGGTGCTGTCTGACATCGGCCCGGGGATCGTGAACGGAAAACTCAACGAGTTGACAGGCGGGCTCTACGGCAAGGCCATGATGGCATCGAACCTCTCGAGCTTCATGGGTGGCCCATCGCTGCCGAATGCTGGCAAGGAAGTGGTCTCCGGGATCATCGGAAACGCGCCTGGCAGGGCTGGCGCCACCCTGGCGGGATCCCCTGGAGCGGCATCCAACGGTGACGGCGCCGTGCAGGTTGCACAACCCGGTGCCACGGCAGCGCCGGCGGCCACCACGCCGGCCGCTGCGCAGGATGTGAACTACGCAAGCATCGGGATCGACTCTGCAGGATGGACGACAGCCGGGCACAAATACATGGAGGCCAAGAATGTTTGATGACGAGTACTACCCGCCGCCCAGCGAAGGGGGCAGCGGCAACACCGATGCGCAGGACGCGGCCAACCTTGCGCAATTCGACAACGACTTTGCCGAGAGCGTGCAGATGGCGCTGGGCTCCAGTTCGTCGCAGAAGTGGGTGCCCGACTTCCGCGAGTACGGCCAAAGCGGACCGAGCACTGCGGTCTACGGGCAGCAGCCCAAGGCGGTGAACGACACACCCAAGGACCAGGGTGGGATCATCGGGAAGATCTCCGGCTTCGTGGACAAAAACAAGGCCTTGAGCGAAATGCTGGTCAAGGGCATCGCAGGCGCAGCATCCGGGAACCAGGCCAAGAAGACGGCCGAGATCCAGGCGCGCAACCGGCTCGATGAATTGAAGCTCAAGAACCAGCAGGAGCAGGAGGCCAACGCGCGCACCAGCGCATCGGTTGCAGGGCTGCGCCAGCCAGTCGGGATCATCAACCGCGGCCCGCTGCGCCGCGCTGACGGCACGCCCGTCTTCTCCAACGGAAGGATTGTCTGATGGACCCGCAACGCAAAGGCGCCCTGGCGCAATACCTCAACGCAGCGAAGGCGGTCATATTCGACGCCAACCGCATGCGCCAGTTCCTGCCCATGATGGACACCAAGGCCGGCGCCATTCAGGCGGTGCAGGCAGTGATCGCGGTGATCGAGCAGAAGAAGCCGGTCCCGGCGGACATCGCCCCGCTGCTGGGTGCGGCCACGTACATGATCATGGTCGACATGGCCAAGGACGTCACCGGCATGCAGCCTGACCCCGAGATCGTCAAGGGCGTGGTGGGCGAGATCCTGGCCACCATGGGGCAGGCCTACGGCGGGCAGAAGCCGGCACCAGTTCAACCGGCTGCCGCTGGCATCATCGGGCAGCAGAAAGCGATGGCTTGACCATGGGAATCCTGTCGAACTTCATTGCCGGTGCGGCGAGTGCCGGTGGCGAGATCCTGCAGCGCGAGCGCGAGTCTGGCGTGCGGGTGAAGGAAAGCCAGGACATTGCCCGGTTCAATGACGACCTGGCTACCAAACGCGAGCAGGCACTGATGGCCCTGCGCAATGAATACCAGGTTTCCGCCGAGGGCCGCGCCGAAGAGCGAACTGTTGCCGGGGAAAAGCGCGGCCTGACGAACCGCGCCACGGAACGCCAGAACATTGTCGACGAAACCGTGACGAATGCGCCCAAGCTGCGCGAGGTCAAGGTAGAGGACGCCAAGGCCGTCAAGAAGGCTGAGTACGGCCCGGAGATCCAGGCCCTGATGCGCAAGGCAGAGACCGAGAGGCTTACTGCCGGCGAGCAGGCGAAGCTGGACTTCTACAACAAGAACCGCAAAGCCATCCTTGGGCAGACGCGCGACGAGGCGCAGGCGCGGCACATCGAGTCGGCTGGGTCACTTGCACAAGCTGCGCTGGCCAAGGTGCAACTGGAGAATGCGCAGACTGCCAGCACGCTGCGAACTCAACTTGCCGAGGCCCGCGCATCAGGAAACGATGATGCGGTGCAAGCCATCCAGCAGCAGATCACCGATCTGGCGTTCACCGGAAAAGACACCGCCAAGGCCTACGCGACCTACAGCACTGCGCAACAGAAACTTTTTGACCTTGAGGCCAAGTTGGCCGACGAGAGCAAGATGCTTTCTCCCGGGCAGGTTGCCTCGATCAAGTCGGAAATTGAAGAGGCCAAGGCGGTGCAGCGGCAGGCGGCGAAAGACTTGGGAGTCAGCATCAAGGACAAAGGTGCGGCCGATAAGACGATGCCGAAGCCGCCACCCGGCGCCCTAGATGAAGTGGCGAAGAACCCGAAACTGCGAGAAGCCTTCATCGCCAAGTACGGAGCGGACGCCTTGCCGGCGCCAAAGGTCGAGGTAAAGGGTGACGGCGAGAAGTCAACCGCCAGCAAAGCGCCTATCACCCCCCTATTCACCAGGGGGCCGGCAAGCCCGAACTATCCGGGCGGCGAGATCATCTACACCGGGCCGACGCTTCCAACGGCTACCGGCGGCGGAATCATTGATCCAAAACGCAACTGGCCAGGGCGGTAATTCATGGCGAACTATTTCGACAAGTACGATGAGTCAGCGCCAACAGGGAATTACTTCGACAAGTACGACGAACCGGAGAAAAAGGCCGATGGCGGCGACTTCCTGCGCGGCGCCAAGGAGTCGTTTCAGCAGTTGCCCCAACTCGGGTACGGCCTGATCGCTGGCGCCGGCGCTGCGCTCGAGAACGTGGCTGGAGAGGGCGGCATCGCCACCGGCATCAAGAAGGCCGGCATCGCGGGTTACAAGGACTGGGGCGACACGATCGCCAAAGGGTCCAAGGAATCCGACTCGTGGGACTACAGTTACGAGCAGGCGAAGCAGGGCAACTTTGGGTCGCTGGTTGACTGGCTGCAGCATGGCCTGGGGTACGTCGGAGGACAGGCGGTCCAGACCCTGGCCACGGGCGGAATCGGGTACGCCGGCGGCAAGTTCGCGGCCAACACCGCTGCCAAGCAGATCGCCGAAGGCATGGTCGCCAAGGAGGCAGCAAAGCTCACAGCAGAGAATGCCGCAGCCAAGTTGACGACCGAGCAGATCGCCAAGCAGGCCACCGCGAACGTCGCTGCCAAATTCGCAGCGATCGGGCAGACGTCGGCGCTTGCAGCCAATGCCGTCGGCATGGAAGGCGGGGAGATCCTGGGCGGGTTGACATCGGAAAACGCCGACCGCCCGCTGACAGGCGCCGAACTTGGCAAGGCCTTCGTTGCAACCCTGGCCGCAGGCGGCCTCGAGTTCGTGGGCGACAAACTGGGCCTGGACATCATGCTGGGCAAGTCGGCGCTGCTCAAGCCGGCAGAGAAGGCCACAGGCATCCTCGGGCGCGCGGCGCGCGGTGGGATTGCAGCCGCTGGCGCTATGCCCATTGAGGGTGGCACCGAGTTCGGGCAGACCCTGCTCGAAGAATACGGCAAGGGCAAAGACCCATTCAGCGCAGACGCCATGAAGCAGGCCCGCGAGTCTGCAGCACTGGGTGCTCTGGGCGGCATGGCGATAGGCGGCGTGGGCGGTGCGATTCGTGGCCCCAAGGTCGACGAGCAAAAGCCCGCCGACACTCCCGCAGCGCCAGTGCTGCAGATTGGCAACACGCCCGAGGACATCCTGAAGGCACCGGACGCCGACAGCGCGATTGCCGCCTTCACGGCCAGCCTGGACGCACCGGACGCTGAGGCCGCCGCTCGGACGCTAGGGCCGCTAGCCGCCCCAATTGCGCCACCACTGGCCGCAATTGATGACCCAGAACTCGCCAGATTGGTGCAAGGGGAGGCCCGCGACCTGAACACTTTGAGGGCACTCGCTGTCGAAGACGCCCGCAAACAGCGGGAACTGGACTCCATGCAAGCTACAGGGGCGGGGGCATTTGACGCAATTCAGGCGAACAACGCCGCCACGGTCGAAGCGCCGACGGCACTGCAACTGGCTATGCAGCGGGCGCAGGCAAAGGCTGCCCCTGCCACAAACGCACCGGCGCCATCAATTCCCGCGATTCCCGGGGATTCCCCAGGGAACCAGGGAACGGCCCAAGTGGTAACCGTTACCACCCCTGACCGCCAGCCCGACATCCTCCCCGGCGACATCTCCCGCGAGGATGGCACGCCGTTCAAGAGCGAAAGCGGCGCCAAGTACAAGCAACGATTCGCAGGGGGCATTGATGGCAGTGAAATTGTCTCGGTCCAAGGTGGCTACGTTATCCGCCCCAAAGCCCCCCCGACTGACCCTGTTGCAGCAGCGCCTGGCCAAACGGCTGGGATGCAGCCCGTGGCAAGTGCTGTACCTGCACCTACTGACCCTTCCCAGTCCATCAACCAACCACTGAACCAGGAGATCCAAAGTGCCACGCAAGCCGATCAAGCCGTCCAAAGCCCGCCGCAACGACAAGAGCCAACAGCCCGTGCTGCACCAGTCCCTGCGCCAGTCCCTGATCCTGTCCAGCCCGCAGAAGGCAGCACTGTTCCAGCCCAGGCCCAAACAGACCCACGGCTGATCCCGGTATCGAAGCGCGCCCCGGCACAACCAACCGAAGGCCCAGGCTCTGATGCCGGCAATGGGTTCAAGCAAGGTCCGAAGCAAGGCGAACGATACCGCGTTGGCGTCGTAGCCGCTGCCGGCGGCGCAGTGTCTCTGGAAAAACGCCTGCCCGCCGGCACCGCGGCAACTTTCTACGTTGGCAAGGACGGGAACCTGATTGACGGCGATTCCGTCAACTTCATCGGGACTGGCCGAGACAAGTTGTGGATTCCCGCAACGCCTGAACAGGCACAGCAGGCCCAAGCTATCCTCGATGAAATGGGCCGGCTGGCGCTGAATGATCCGGCTCGCCAAGCAGCCAAAGCACGGCTGAAGGCGCTTGTCCTTCAAGGCAACACCAACGCGGGGGCACCCAATGCAGCAGACGTTGCGCGACCTGGTGGACAGCGGGCTGATGACCGAAGCGGAAGCGACGGAGTTGCAGGCGTACCTGACCAGCGACCCAGCGACGTACTGGCAAGCCCCGCAGCCACTGAGGGACAAGAAGCGGCAGGACAAGAGCCAACAGCAGGCCCTGCACCAGTCCCTGCGGTCAACCCTGATCCTGTCCAGCCCGCAGAAAGCGGCGCTGTTCCAGCCCAGGCCAAAGACCAGCGGCTGATTCCGGTATCGCAGCGCGCCCAGGCACAGCCGGACGACCTGACCGACGACCAGACCACAGCCGAGTTCGAACGCCTGTACCAGGAAGACGTCAAGGCCGACATCCGCCGCCGGCTGGGCATGGAGCCTGCGGCCCGCGAAGACAAGCCCACCACGAGCCCGTTTCGAACATTCCTGCGCAAGTACGGCATCAGCCCGCAGCACGCCAGCGACATCACGGGCGAGCGCGGCATCCGGGCGAACAACCGCCTGCCGGCCACGTTCCGACGCAACGGCCTGGCCCTGGACGAACTGGCCCTGCGCGCCGTGGAGGATGGCTACCTGACCCAGGCCGATCTGGAATCGGGCGCCGACAACGGCGGCACGAACAAGCTCATGGAGATGATCCAGGCCGAGATCCGTGGGGAGCGCCAGACATCCAACCGAGATGCCAGCGGCAACGCCGAAGACCAGATGGAGCGCGTGCGCCAGGCCGAACTGGAGGGTATGGCAAACCAGTTGGGCATCCCGTACCCGGCAGACATCGACCCCATGGCCCTGGCCAGCATGGTCTCGCGCGTGCAGCGGGCTCTGGACGCATCGCGTGAACCCAAGGGCTCCACCAAGGCCGAACGGGTGCGCTTGAACGCCATCGCGGCCGCGCAGCGCATCGAGGCCAAGCGCCAGAAGTACGAGCGCGAGATGGAAGAGTTTGCCAAGGCCGATGCAGTGGAGCAAAATGCCTTCCTCGAAGTCCTGATGGACGACGACGGGACGCCGGTTGTGAACCGTCTGGCGGACCTCGAGGCCGAAGCGGCATGGAATGCAACCCTTGGAACATGGAGCGACCAGAATGGACAAAGTACCCGAGCCGAAGTCGCGCCTGCACGACAAGCTGAAGCACCTGACGCCCAAGCAGAGGGCGAACGTCCTGGCGATGCTCAAGAAGGCGATACCGGCCAACAACGTCGAAGCGATCAAGGCCAAGAAGAAGGTCTGAGCGACGATGAGGCAAACGCTCGCGCCGGTGAGTTGATCGACCGGCACCGCGCCGAGTTCGCCAAAACGCCGTCCGGCATGACGGCAGACCAGTTCCACGATTACCAGGACCGCCGGCGCGATGCTGACAAAGCCGTCGCCGCTGAAATCCTGAAACTCGCTGGCAACGGGGACGGCCTGCTGTTGCCATGGAAGTCCGGCACAAGCCTGATTGCCCTGCACAAAGACCCGCGCACCGAAGGCGCATGGCGCACCACCACGTTCCTGCCGGACATGACGCCGGCCGGGCACATGGAGTTCAACACACCCATGGAGGCCGCGGCATTCTTCCGCGACTCCGCGAAGGGCAAAGAACCCGCCGGACTGACCGCCCCCACCCGCGCCGACGTCCTGCGCCAGCAGGCCCAGGCCGAAGCCGAGGCAGCGCGCAAGGAGCAGGGGGGCGACAAGCCCGTTGAGCGCAAGGTGACGGGCGACACGCCCGACATGTTCAACACGCAGGGCAGCGTGTTCGACCAGCCGGCAGAGCCTGGGCAATCCGCCATCACACCGACCGAAGCCGGCAACGTGGCGATGTTTGCGCGCTCCACCCCCTTCTACAGCGCCCTGTCCAGCGAGATCTCCGGCATCAACGCCCGCGCCATGACGGCGGGTGACTGGGGCATCCGCATCACCGGGCTGGTAAAGCAGGGCAAGGTCAAGCAGGACGAGGTCACCTGGTCCGGGGTGCTGGACTGGCTCAAGCTCCAGGAGGGCAAGGTCACCCGCGAGCAGGTGGTCCAGTTCCTGGATGCCAACGGGGTGAAGGTCGAGGAGACGGTGCTGGGTGGCGACAACCAGCCCCCTGGCTATGACGCGGACATCGAACTTCTGAGCGACAACGGGCTCACGCTGGAGCGCAACCCAGAAGATCCAGGCATGGTCGCTTTCATGGACGAGAACGGCGACTTGCTCAGAGCCGACGAACTTGCGGAAGAACCTGGCCTTGCCAAAGAGCTTGTGCTTGCCGCGTACCGAGTGCAGGAGGCGGCGGAAGCCGGTAAAGTGCCGACAAAGTACGGCACCTACCAGCTGCCCGGCGGCACCAAATACCGCGAGGTCCTGCTGACGCTGCCGTCGCGCCTCGGGCGGTGGGAGGTTCGTCTTGCAGAGGGGAAGTGGCGCCCATGGAACAACGAAACGCAGGATTGGGGGAGGCGGCCTGATGGCAAGTTGATGGCCGGCTACGACACCGAAGCCGAGGGCCGCAAGGCAATCTCGGTGATGGGTGGTGGGCAGGCCAACAACTTCCGCAGCGGCCACTGGGACCAGCCCAACGTCCTGGCACACATCCGGGTGAACGACCGCGTGGACGCCGACGGAAAGCGTGTCCTGTTCGTGGAAGAACTGCAATCGGACTTTGCCCAGGAGGGCCGCAAGCGCGGATTCCGCGAGCCGTTTGACGACAAGGCCGCGCCGTCGATCACCGCCAAGACCATGACCGCCCGCGAGTTTGCCGAGGAGCGCAGTATGCCAGCGGCAGCGGCGAAGTTCTGGCTTGATGGCCGCAACGACATCCGACGAGACCTGGGTGAAGCGCCGATGACCATGGATGACATGGTGACGGTTGTCTATGAAGGTGGCACTCCGAAAATCGTCAAGGACGGGGCGATTCCGGCCGACAAGGCAAAGGCGGCATACGAGCACGGCACCCAGCGAATCGCGCAGGAACGACGCGCCCTGCACGAGCAGAACCAGGCGAACAAACTGCCCCGCGCCCCATTCGTGGAGCGTACCGACGCCTGGCTGAGTTTGGCCCTGAAACGCATCGTCAAGATGGCTGTGGACGAGGGGTATGACCGGGTGGCGTTTGTGAATGGCGACCAGTCGGCCGAGCGGTATGACTTGAGCACGCAAACAGACAGGATCTCGTGGGAAGAAAAAACCGGCTCGTTTGAGGCGCGCGGCGTTCCCGGCAAGAAGACCATTCGCAAGGGCAACGTCAAAGCAGAAGACCTGCCCGGGCTGATTGGCAAAGAAGTTGCCGACCGACTGATGAACGCCAGCAAAACGCCACAGTTCAGGGGCGACACGGATGGCCCCCGCATTCTCACGGGCCTGGACCTCAAGGTCGGCGGCGAAGGCATGAAGGCCTTCTACGACAAGATCGTCCCCAACACCCTCAAGGATGTGCTGCGCAAGGTGGGCGGCGGGGCGCTGGAGACGGTCGGCGTCCAGGCGCCATATCGCAACGACGGGGATCGCAACGCAACGGTCAACAGGTTCCGTGAGCAGATGGTTGCCAAGTACGGCGACGGCATCATGCTCAAGATGACCACGGAGGAGCGGCAGAAACTGCGCCGACTGGAGGATGGTGGGATCACCCTGGATCAACCCGGCTTCACCATCACCCCCGCCATGCAGGAGAAGGCGGCCAACGGCCTTCCGCTGTTCGACCGCAAGGCAGGCCAGACCGGCGGGACGCCCGCCCAGAAGGTTCGCCTGATGGCCGCACCCATCGCCAAGCGCCTGCACATCGACCTGCGGGTGGTTGACACCCCGGCCGGCCTGCCGATCCCCGCACCATCCGACGCCCGCGGCCTGTACCACAACGGCCAGATCTACCTGGTGGCCAGCAACCTCAATTCCCGGGCCACGGTGATGCGGACGCTGGGACACGAGGCCATCGCCCATCACGGCCTGCGCGAAATGCTGGGCGACGAAGGATTCAGCGCCATGATGCGCCAGATCAACCTGGCGGTGAAGGCCGGCAACCCGGCCATGCGCAAGATCAGCGAGTACGTGCGGCGTACCTATGTGGACAAGAACGGCAAGTTCGAACTCACGCCCGAGCAGGAGGCCGACGAGATCGCAGCCCGTGCGGTGGAGGACGGCATCGACCCTGAGAGCGGAGAGTTCCGCCCAGGCTTCGGTTGGCTCAAGGGCGTCTTCGCACGGGTGGTGCAGTTCCTGCGGGATCTGGGCATCACGGTGCCGATGAGCAACACCGAGCTCCAAGGCGTGCTGGTCAACAGCATGCGCGGGCTGGAGGCCGGGGCGAAGCTGCAGGGGCAGAATAGCGTGATGGCAGCGGCACGTGCAGGAGAAGTTGTTCCATCCAGCGGCAACGCTCCGGCGCAAAGTGATGCAATGGCGGCATTGGGGTCGACCATGCGCCGCGCCGGATGGGAGATTGAGTACATTGACCTTGATCTGACAGGAGAAAAGCCGTCGGCAGGAATCCGCGTCAAACGCAACGATGGGCGATTCTTGATCGCCAAGGTGGACGCGCAAGGCAGGGCCAGTTTTGAGACGTTCCAGCGCGAACGATCACTACGCATGGACGAAAGCACAAAGGGCCGTCGCCCTCTGTCCCCCATGGTCGATGACACATTCCTTGGCCGGCAGCGGTTTGAAGGCGCACGGTCTATGCTTCGCGGCATGACCACGTACCTTGCGGACAACGCACTGAATCCGATCGCACTGTCGGACATGCGGTCCGCATGGGCTGGCGTCATGGCGGGCCCAGTCAAGCAAGAAGGGGCGTTGCCCGCGCCGGATGGTGACGGCGCTATGGCCCGCACCGGCGACCAGACCGGCGACATCGACCGCGCATGGCGCGACCTGATCGGAAAGAACAAGTTTTCCGACTACGACTCCACCCCCGAAACCAAGGTCACGGGCGAAATGGACGACTTTGTGCTGTCCCGCGAGAAGGGCAAGCAGTGGGCAGCCCTGAACGTGCGCGAACTCCGCAAGGATGACGGCACAGTGGTTTACTCCTCGTCGCTGGAAGTTGGGTCCGAGGGTTTCCCCAGGGGAACCGGCGCGGCCACGACCATGTACCTGCAGGCGCTCAACATTGCAAAGCAGCGTGGCATGGGATGGATGTCTGAGGGGGTGCGTAGCGACGAGGCGCAGGCCATCTACCGCAGACTGACCGAGGCCGGCGTGCCATTCAAAGAGGTCGACGGCTCCAGTGTCGTGGATGCGGCTGCGCTGAAGGATGTCGACTTGGCCGACGTGGCGCGCAGGGTTTCCGGCGACCGGCCAATGCCACTTTTCGCCCGCTCTGCGGTGACGGGCAGGACCATCACCCCAACCTGGCAGGCGCCAGACCCGACCCGCATGGACGACATGATCTACTCCATGCAGGACAAACACGTCGACACCAAGCGCGTGGTCACGGCGGTTCAGGGCGCGATCGGCGGCATTGCCGACAACCTGGACCCGTACCTGCAGGAAGAGCTCTACCACGGCCGGGCAGCCATGGCCACCAAGGAGTTTCTGGAGAAGTCCATCCGCCCGCTGCTGACCGACATGCAGGCCCGGGGCGTGGAGATGTCCGACTTCGAGGAGTACCTGCACAACCGGCACGCCGAGCGGCGCAACGATCAGGTGGCCAAGGTGAACCCGAACATGCCCGACGGCGGGTCCGGAATCAAGACGGCAGACGCCCGCGCCTACCTGGCCGGGCTGCCGGCGGCCAAGCGCACCGCCTACCAGGCGCTGGCCCGCCGGGTTGACCAGATGAACCGTGACACCCGTGCCCTGCTGGTCTCCAGCGGCCTGGAGAAGCAGTCCACCATCGACGCATGGCAGGCTGCCTACGGGGACGAATACGTGCCCCTGATGCGCGAGGAGATGGACAACGGCGCCATGGGCATCGGGCAAGGATTCAGCGTGCGAGGATCCTCCAGCAAGCGCGCCATGGGTTCCAACAAGCCGGTGGCCAATATCATGGCCAACATCGCCCTGCAGCGCGAGAAAGCGATTACCCGGGCCGAGAAGCGCAGGATCGGAGAGGCTTTGTACGGGATGGTCCTGTCGGCGCCAAACCCGGACTTCTGGTTTGCAGTCGACCCGGCGCTCGAGCAGAACCCGGCGCAGATCACCGCCACCGCCATGCAGCTGATCAGCATGGGCCTAAACCCGATCGATGCCCAGGCCATTGCAGCCGAACCACGCCAGAAGTACATCGATCCCAGGACCGGCCAGGTTGCCGAGCGCATCAACCCGGTCCTGCGCAGCGCAGACAACGTGCTGGCCGTGCGGATCGACGGCGAGGACAAGTACGTGTTCTTCAACGCGGCCGACCCGCGGGCGATGCGCATGGCCAAGAGCCTGAAGAACCTGGACTCCGACCAGCTTGGCGTGGTGATGGGCAACGTGGCCAAGATGACGCGGTACTTCGCCGCGGTCAACACCCAGTTCAATCCCGTGTTCGGCGTGGTCAACCTGACGCGCGACATCCAGACGGCACTGCTCAATCTGCAGTCCACCGGTCTGGCTGGAAAGCAGGTCGAGGTCATGAAGCACGTCGGGTCCGCCCTGCGCGGGATCTACATCGACCTGCGCGACCACCGCGCCGGCAAGACCCCGACGTCGACCTGGGCTGGCCTGTTCGAAGAGTTCCAGCGTGAAGGCGGCGCCACCGGCTACAGGGACATGTACGCCAACGCCCAGGAGCGGGCGGACGCGATCGCCGACGAGCTCAAGAAGATCAAGCAGGGCAAGGCCATGGAGTTCGGCCGGGGCGTGTTCGGATGGCTGTCCGACTACAACGAATCCATGGAAAACGCGGTTCGCCTGGCCACCTACAAGGTCGCCAAAGAGCAGGGCATGACCAACTCGCAGGCGGCCAGCGTTGCCAAGAACCTGACTGTCAATTTCAACCGGAAAGGGCAGGTCGCCCTGCAGGCCGGCGCCATGTACGCCTTCTTCAATGCCGCGGTCCAGGGTACCGCGCGCATGGCCGAGACCATGTTCTCTGGCGGCAAACTGTCGGCCACCGGCAAGAAGATCATGACCGGAGGCCTGCTGCTGGGATCCATGCAGGCGCTGCTGCTGGCGGCGGCCGGCTACGACGACGAGGAGCCACCGGACTTCGTGCGCGAGCGCAGCATCGTGATCCCCATCGGCGCTGACAAGTACGTCTCCATCCCGATGCCGCTGGGCTTTCACGTCATCCCCAACCTGGCGCGTATCCCCACCGAGTGGGCCATGGGCGGATTCAAGGACACCCCGAAGCGCCTGGCGCAGTTGGTCAGCCTGTTCGCCGATGCCTTCAACCCCATCGGCTCGGCCGGGCTGTCTCTGCAGACCCTGGCACCCACCATCATCGACCCGCTGGCTGCGCTGGCTGAAAACAAGGACTGGACCGGCAAGCAGATTGCCAAGAAGGACTTCAACTCGATGCAGCCCACCGCCGGCCACACCCGGGCGAAGGACACGGCAACCCCCTGGGCCCGCGCCATTGCCTACGGCGTGAACTGGGTGACGGGCGGCACGGACTACAAGCCCGGCATGGCCAGCCCGACACCGGACCAGATCGACTACCTGATCGGCCAGGCGACCGGCGGCGTGGGCCGCGAGGCCAGCAAGTTGTCGCAGGTCGCATCGTCCACGGTGTCTGGCGAGGAATTGCCCCTGTACAAGATCCCCCTGCTGGGCCGCTTCGTGGGCACCACCACCGGCCAAGCCGCCGAGTCCGGGCGCTTTTACGAGAACCTCAAGGAAATCGGCGAGCACGACGCCGAACTCTCCGGGCTCAAGAAGGACCGCAGGATGGCCGAGTACCAGGTATATCTGCGCGAAAACCCGCAGGCCCGGTTGGTGCCGATCGCTGACAGAACCTACCGGGAAGTGTCGAAGTTGATCCGCATGAAGCGCGAAGCCCTGAAGGCCGGCGCCAGCAAAGAGCGGGTGAAGATGCTCGACCAGCAGATCACGGCCCGCATGGCGCAGTTCAACGCTAGGGTCAAGGCTACCGAAACTCGGGAAACAGCCACACAATGATCACCGTCGCAGGGATCATCAGACCGACCAGCGGTGTGAAGTGCCATGGTTGGCGGCTCAGCTCAAAAAGGATTGAAGGACTAAAGGCTCAGACTCTGCGGACGGCAACAGCACCACCTCCGTAGCTCTTGAGGCGGATGTCGCTCTGGTAGCCGTTGGTGAAGTAGCAACCCCAGGCGTACGAGGCGTCACTCTCGTGCTCCTCGCAGGACCAGTGCCAGCGGGGCGCCAGGTGCGGCTTGCAGTTGGCGAACAGCAGCGCCTGTTCCTGGCGGGTGGGCAGTACACCGCCCTCGGCCTCGGCCCATTCCAGAGCGGCCTGCCAGGTCTTGTTCTGCTCGGCCTTGGCGGCCATCAGCACCAAGTGGCACCTGTGTTGGCCATTGGCATCAAGCACGGCGCCGGCGTAGTGCTCGCCGGCTGCCAGTTCGATGGTGTCTTCCAGGATCTGGATGGTGGTGGACTGCACAGGCGTGGCGAGCAGCTGCGCGATCATGGTGGCCAGCTCGGTCTGCTTGGCCTGGATCTGTTTGATGGTGACGGCGGTCATCGTGGTCTCCGAGAGTGAAGAAAGGATTGAAGGATCAAGCAGCGAGCGGAATCAAGCGGACGGCAACAGCACCACCTTCGTAGCTCTTGGGGTCGTCGTACTGGTGGCCGTTGCCGAAGTAGCAACCCCAGGCGTACGAGGCGTCTTCTTCGTCGCTAGTCCAGTGCCAGCGTGGCCGCAGGGCGCTCTTGACGTTGGCAAACAGCAGGGCAGCGACGGGGCGCGACGGCAGCTCACCGCCTTGCTTCTTGGACCATGCCGGGTTTAGGCAATGATCCGGCTGCTTACATCGACGGTCGCTCATGGCTTCTGCTCCAGTGCGGCGCGGGCGGCTTCAAAACCGTTGTAGGCGGCTGGCGTTGTCGATCTTGGCTCAAGCCATACGCGACGGATGCCTGCGCTGTCCTCGTTCCAGTTCAGCGGGTTGGCATACTCACGCAACGCATCCTCCAGCACGCGGACCCGCTCCCGCAGCGCCTTGTTATCGGCCAGCGACTTGATCAGGTCGGCGCGGAGTTGCGCTATCTCCGCATCCTTGGCGGCACTGACCGCAGCGGCGTGGGCGTGCATCTGGTCGGCGGTGTACTGCCTGTGCCAGCCTGCGTCGTAGTCCACCTTTGGCAGCGGTACGTCATCCATGCTTCACCTCCAAAGCGCGGATTGCGTCGGCATTTGAGCCCAAGATTGCTGCGGTCTGCCCACTGCAATAAGCGGCGTTGCCGTCAACAAGGTCAGCCGCAGCCTTCAGCACCAGCCGAGCGACTTCGAGGTCGTGGGCGCGGATTTGGTCGGCGGTGTAGCACTCGCCTTGCGTCGGGTGCATCAGGAACTCGTCAGGCAGCGGTGGCAGCAGGACATCAGCCATGAGTGGCTCCTGTAGCGTTGTTTGTCGTGATGATGCGGACCATTGGCAAATAGTGTTCGCACTCCACGCCTCGGCTTGACAGCGTGTAGTCGAACATTGCGTAGCTCTGCAATGCGCCGCTGAGAACCTGAATGCGCTTGCAGTGCGGCGCGTTCGGGCAAGTGGCGTTCAGGCACATCGTGATGTCAGCCATTGCCGCCCCCAATCTCGATGTAGCGGACGGCAACAGCCGAGCCCTCAAAGCTCTTGAGGATGCTGAACTGGTTGCCGTCGTAGAAGTCGCAATCCCAGGCGTAGGAGGCGTCGTATTCCTCGCTGGTCCAGTGCCACTTCGGCTTGAGGTTGGCCTTGACGTTGGCGAACAGCAGGGCGGCCACCGGGCGCGACGGCAGCTCGCCGCCCTGCTTCTCGGCCCAGGCCTTGGCCTTCGCCCAGGTCAGGTCGGTGCCGTTGCCCGGCAGCAGCACCACGGCGCAGTGGGTGGCGTCGGGCTTGGTGGTCAGGCCGGCGAAGGTGCCGCCGTCGAGTGGTTGCCCGATGGCGGGAAGGTCGGTGATGCTCATGGCTTGCCTCCTGTGATGCCGTGGTGCGCTTCTGCTGCGCGTATGCCCTCGCAGAACCAATCGACCTGACCGCCATTCCCGCGAAACTCTGACGACAGCCACATGGACCTGATCTGCTCATCCGTCAGCGGCACGGCGGGCGCTGCTGGTGGGGCTGCAGACTCCGCACGCACGTACTCCACATACTTGCCGTCAATCTTCAGCGTCAAGCGACCATACAAGCCTTCTGGCGCTGCGCCTCCGCTGACCATCTGCAGCGATATTTCGTCGTTGCAATAGCAGAAGTCTTCGGCGGGCACGGCAGGGGCGGGCGCTGCTGGTGCGTCGGGGCGGCGCCACCCGCGCGCTACCAGCCGCATCTCGGCCCGCACCTTTTCGGCTTCCAGCGCGTTGCGCATCTCGGCCTTGAAGGCATCGCGCTCGCTCATCGGCGCAGTCTTCCATTGGCTGTAGCCCTTATGTCTTGCGTCGAACCGCCAATACGCGGCTTCAATGCGGTCTTCTTGCGGGCCAGCCTCCTGCCCGCCACTTGGCGTAGCATGATCGTCGGCGGGCGCTGCTGGTGGGGCTGTGCGCGGCTTGCCACAGTGCGGACAGGCGTCAATCCACAATTCGACATCGTTCGTGCATAGCGCGGCACAGTCGTGCTTCCACGCCGCCGGCTCCGGCTCCGGCGCACTCAGGGCTTCGCGCAGGGCGGTGATGGCGGCGTCCGATCGCTCAATCGGGCGCGTCTGGTCGCGGTGGTAGATCAGCGCATCCAGCGCCATCTGCGCGGCTTGGTGTAGGGTGGGGGTGGTCATGGTGTTGGTCCTCGATGTTGAGCGCGTGCCATGCTCAC